TCAGGTTAACTGACCGCTTCTCACCGCGCGATGTTGAGGAGTGGCATCCGCCGCATCGTCCAGCAAGCTCAGATCGCGGTCGCGCACTTCCGGCATAAGGAGAGCGGAGAGCAAACCAATAGACGAGTAACAAATCAGCATGGCGACAATCGGCCACCATGACCCCGTCATATTACAGAAAATACCTGCCAGCACCGGACCAAAACCCACAGCAACTAATCCACCGGTTTCTTTTGAAATCGCCATTCGCGTAAAGCGGTTACGCGAACCAAAGATTTCCGCCATCGTGATATTTTCCAGCGCGAACAGACCCAGCACGGCAATATTATGGATGACAATCAACGATGCCATAATTGCACCGACGCTGTAGCTCTTATCAACAATAATCGAGACCATCGGATATGCCAGTAAAATGGCGGTGATATTCACGATAATATAAGGTACGCGGCGACCGATTTTATCGGATAACCACCCGAGGAGAGGGATGGTGATAAAACCGATCCCGGAACTAATCATTAAGGCATCGGTTGGAATGGCTTTATCAAATAATAAGGTCTGTACCAGATAGCCGGCGAGGAACGTTTGCAATAACCCTGAATTACCCGCCTGACCAAAGCGTAACCCGGTTGCCAGCCAGAAGGATTTACTTTTCAGCATCGCGCCAAAGGTAGCCTCCCGATCCGCAGCGCCGGTTTGCAGCTCGCTTCCCTCGTTGACCTGTTCAAATACCGGACTTTCTTTAAGGTTCAGACGCAGCCAGATAGCGAATATCATCACCACTGCGCTGGCCAGGAACGGGATTCGCCATCCCCATGCCACCAGCTCTTCACGGTCAAGAAGGAAAAACATGATTGCCCAGATAGCCGTTGCGCTCAGCGTACCGCAATTGGTACCCATTGCCACCAGCGACGAAATGATGCCGCGTTTCCCCTTTGGCGCATATTCGGCCAACATGGTACCTGCTCCGGAGATTTCAGCCCCGGCGCCCAGCCCCTGGATAATACGTAAAGTCACCAGCAACACGGGCGCAAAAATGCCTACCTGCGCATAGGTAGGCAACACCCCAATCAGGGTGGTACAAATACCCATCATCGTAATAGTGATAAAGAGAACTCTTTTACGTCCGATCTTGTCCCCCATCCGGCCAAAGATAAAAGCACCGACGATTCGCGCAATATATCCCGCACCATACGTCCCCATTGCCAGAATGAGCGCCATGGCGGCTGATTGCTCAGGAAAAAAGATTTCATGAAAAACCAGCGCTGCCCCTAAAGAATAGAGTTGAAAGTCCATAAATTAGCGGGCTATTTTCACTAACCATGTAATAGCCCGATGTAACCGAGGATTTTTCAATGTGTTGGGGGTTTGGAATCAACGGAGCACGCATAAGCATTGCGTAACCAGGGAGATTTTATGCCCCACCCATGCCCCAATCACACCGGTGAATCATCGCGCTGTACATCAATGATCGTATGCGTGACTACTCCGATCACTTCCACATCATCCAGAGCGTCGCCTTCTATGGCTTCACCGTCAGCCGTTATAAGCGCCCTTCCCATGAGCTTTGTAAACTCAGCACGCCCGTCATATCGAACCAGTACCGTATCTCCCTGCCGCGGCCGCCGGGACACGTCGACGACTGCGTAGCCGTCACTGGTTTCAACTACAAGCGTATTGGCACCAAGGTTACACAGACTGGTAATGCTGATCCTGCGCTCGATATAGTCAGTTGCTGGAGACGGAAAGCCCATCACAGTCCTCCGTTCGGGTTGAACAGCTGGAATGTGCGGTTGTCGCCTTCCTCAGTAGATACGTCCCGGAATGTCGTCACGTAGCCCTCTATCCACTGATTGGCCTGCCGTGGCGACCAGTGCCAGTTATATCTCTCCAGTTCCTGCAGAAATCGCCTGGTGGTGAGGATGCGCTTTCCGTTAGGCAGGATATCTATTGCCTTACGGCAGGCCGTCTCGATTTCGTATAAACGCGGCATACTTCCCCCTGTCAAACTTACTGTATATAAATACAGTAAATGCATGTGTGCAGCAGATCAACATTGGCAGTGGCTATCAATGATCAGCGCTGACGTAACGCATTGATGCCTCAATTCGACTGGCAACATTGAGCAGGGAAATATTTATAAATCGTCTTCACCCCCTCCTATTATATCGGCTACCGACCCAATGTTTTAACTGTTCAGACCAGAAAAATCTGGAAGCTTTAGGCATATTCTTGGAAGATAGACGAGCGCAAAGACGCACACAGCAATGATGTTATGTAGTATTTTCCCCTTGAGTGTGCCTGCTCAAGGGGATTTTTTATCGCCGTATTGTACTGGCAAATATTTGTAAATCGTCTTCACTCCCACGCCTGTCACATCGGCCACACGCTACTGGACGGGCGCTTAGTCCGGTATGTTTCTCGCGCTACTACTGCTTACGTTAACGTCTGGTAATGATCTAGCGGCGCGACGTAAAGCGGCGTTGAAAGCAATTATAGTGACCGGCCGGCGTTGGTACTTCACACGGTTAGAATGACTCTGAAATAAAAAAACATCTTCTGGATAGCGTTCTCTTCTACGAGCAATCATCGCCTCCACTGGAGGGGTTGATTCAACACGTAGCTCCTTCAGGTGACCCTGTTTTCGTATCAGTATCAAGCCACCATCAATATCATCATATCGAATACTCAGCAGCCTTCCAGCGCTTAAACCCGTGTGAAAAATTAACGCCCACAAGTCAGCCCATGTATCTGAGATGGAAACAAGATTGCTGTTAATAGTTAAAAATTGCTCAAAACTTATTGTTTTCTTACCGTTCACGAACAAACCAAACTGTTTTCAAAGCTGAATGAATTGATTAAGCCAAACGTAACATATCAGGAAAAGTAGTGAAATCTTTGTCTTCAAGTCGCCGGGAGGTACTTGTAGATTGTTTTCACGTCCACGCCTGTCACATCAGCCACCTGCTGCCGGGTTGCGCCGTTCTCCAGCATTCGTCGCGCCCGTTCGACAACCTCCGGGGTCATCACTCTGCGACGGCCGCCGATACGCCCCTGCTCTCTCGCCGCGGCTAAACCTGCCCGCGTTCGTTCTACTATCAATTCGCGCTCCATTTCTGCCAGGGCGCTCATGACGTGAAAGAAGAAGCGGCCGGCGGCCGTTGATGTATCTATCGAATCGGTCAGGCTGCGGAAATGTATTCCCCTCTCCTGCAACTCCGACACCAGCGTTATCAAATCGCGTACGCTGCGCCCCAGTCGATCCAGTTTCCAGACCACCAGCGAATCATGATTTTCTCTGAGATAGTGGAAGGTAATTGCATTCAGTACGGCGACAGGCAATTTGTTGCGACCACTGCAGCGCAAAATGAAGACGGCGTGTATTTTGTTGACGGATTTATCGTTGACGGGGATTTTATTACCAATACGCGCTGGTTCAGCAATGGTGGCGATGTGGTGCAGTTAATTAAAGAAAAATTTGAACTCATCTAAAAATATCCCGCCAGTAATGGCGGGATTTTGCTATTTCATCGCTGCGATTGCAGCCTCAATTTTATCCATGCGCCAGCGCTGGTATGTAGCCTCGACCGCATGGCATTCATCCATGCGGAGCGAGTACTTCTTACCTGCCTCCCTGGCCTGCTGAGTAACAATGCCATAATCGTCCACCTCTTCATCCTGTGCGGGCCATTCTTCGAGTGAGACGAGCCCGTACCGCGTCCAGTCCAGACCGGCGTCAGTAAGTGCCTGAATGACATCCTGTGCAATTAGCCCGGCGTGAATGCGGGCATCGTTGCCCTTCTCAGTAATAGCAGCTTTCATCTGATAGAACTTGTAGGACAACTTCCCCCATGCTGCCAGGAAGGTTTCATCACCGGATATATCTTGCAGGATATTTTTCCAGTCCCTGTCCGATGTTACATGTACCGCATTCTGTACGTAGATGTCAGTGACTGGCACTGACGCGCTACCGATAATCTGAGCAAATATTTTCCACCAACGCTGGGATTCACGCCCAAACTGGTATGTAACGTCCGCCCCGGGATAAGGGCCGTTCAGATCGATAGTCAGCGGCTGATTTATCTGACCGTTATAAATTTGCCACGTGAATGAACTTATGCCATGCGCCCAGCGCGATGCAGCATATGTTGCGTCATCACGCTTAATGGCGCCCGTTGCATCCGTATACATGTTGTGGGAGTAAAATAGAGGGGATGTTGCTGTCGGCGTCAGTGTTTCCGGGCCCATTCTGAGGTGGATACCGTCTGTCGGGGTATCCGGAACGGGTTTTTTCCAGGCCTCCATTGCATAACCACGGGAGGCCGTATAGTTATACCTCACGTCTCCAGCCATAACCTGCATTCCATAAACATTTGACGCAGCAGGAGAGAAGCCCTTCAGCAGGCTGAATGTATCTGTGGAGGCATTGTTTTTCTTATACTCTTCAGTCATTACCCCTTGAGCAATCAGTACGCGGGTCGGGTAGTTGGTGAAGTTCCGCATGTAGCGCCCGCGAAGTACACGAACAGGCAGGGTGCCAATATTTGCGTTGTCCGTATCAATGACCTGGTATGCCAAGCCACCGTTAGTCACTAACGCCGCCGACAAATACGCAGTGCAGTCCTGAATGCTGTTATCAGAACCTGTAACACGGATCTGATACTGACCAGAAACAACCCACCCATTATTTCTGCTGTCGCAGTTTATAATATCGCAATGGTAGGAGTCTTCGTAAGCGATGCCATGACGACCGTTCCCCTCTACGGTGAGGCCAATAAGTTTAGCGTTATTACCGTTACCATAAACACCAACCTGCCTGTTTTTAATAGCCTGGCAGTTTGCCATATTAAGGTACAGATCAAGATTTGTAGGGCGACCGCTACCGTATGCGGCCTGCACGTCGAAACCGTCGTACCAACTACCAATAGCGTCACAGCCTGTAACGATCACATATTTATTTGCAACATCCGTATCCGTCCAGGTTCTGACCGTATACTGCTCTAATTTCAGGCCAGATTCTGAGTTATCAATAAAACGACACCCATTCACGGTGACATATTCAGACCCGCCAACAGCCAGGCCGTTAGCCCTGCACTCTGACAGAGTGCAATTAGTAATGCTGTGATTTTTACCCTTCGCCCATTTGAAGGGGTTTTTATTCGTTTCTGATGTTTCGTCACCATATCTCTGAGTCGGTAAATCAACCGAGCCATTGCGGATAGAAATAGCCGCATACGCCGCTCCACCACGAATATTATTGTTTTCAAAAATGGTGTTGGTATAGCCGCATGCAATGACTGATGCATAGTCGCCTGTCACGTCAAAAATATTCAACCCATTTACCGGATTACTTGATGCAGCTTTAAAAACCAAAGTACAACAGATATCCTGATACAGATACTGCGGGTCAACGCGTGTTTCATCATGGAACGGCATACGCCCGTAACCTAAAAACCCACTCTCTACGATGTTAAACTGCTCATCATAAACAACAGTGAACGGCGTGGATTCTGATTTTAAAATCCCCCCGCGCCATACAGAGAAGTGGCCCTCAGTTACTTCAAGAAATACGCCATCACAAACAATCGTAGCTGTTCCAGCATGGATATTTACTCGACCGGTGTGTTTCAGAACATCACGATGAATATGATATGTTTTTGTGGAGTCCAGTTCAATTTTGGCACCATTCTGATTCAGCGCCCATTGGAATGCGGCAGTATCCGCATCAGCATCGCCTATGCCAGTCACAAACCCGGACATTTCTGGCGTAACGTAGTTCAGACCGCCGACCAGTTTTGCGCCGTCGCCTGAACCCAGGTTTGAGCGAAGAGCTGCATCTCCAATATTCGACCATTTACCCGTCGGGTTTTCCGCCGACCACACCCCGCCATCGTTCTCCGGAGAATCCCCCGCGATGACATGCTCCAGATTCCCGAGATATTTATACCAGGAACCATTGTAGTAAACGATTTGCTGGCGATTATCGACTGTGAGGCCGGTTGCCCAGTTGCCCAGCTCCTGCCAGCCAATGGCCCCTACCGCCTGCTCGCCGCGACCAGTGATATACGTGATGAAGCGACTGAAGATCATCTCCATGCCGTACCAGGTTTTGCGGAGCACTCCTAACCGGTCATCGAGCTCTTCTTTTGTCCTGTCATTAACGAATTTATCCACGTTTTCGGCGTTATCGTACAGGTCCTTTACGGCAGCGGACCCTAAAGGATTTTTCGTTTTGTATGTGCTCATAGTCGCCCTATAACAAAAAACCCGCCGAAGCGGGTTGTTGAGAGTTATTTATGCTTTATGCAACGTCGCCGGGGTAGCTGGCGTTGTCGTAGTCGTAGAATGACGCGCGGTACTCTCTTGCGGTGACCTGGCACGTCCCGTCAGATTGCGGGGCAATTTCTGAAACAATCGCGTCATAGCCCGTACGCGATGAATCACAGAAAATCAGCCTCACTGGCTCAATGGACGGTGTGGTGAAATCAATGTCGTCAAACTCGCTGAGCCAGGGGACTGACAGCTGATAATCCCCGACCTTTGTTGCCACCATCAGCGCCGACGCCGACCCATCCTGATAACGGATCAGCGCACGGGGATTCGGATAGGTCCAGTCGAGCAGCTCAGTGACCGTCAGTGTCGAGATACCATCCACAGTCGACATAGATTCCACCAGGCAGCTGATTGTCGTCGCTGAATCCGGTATGTCGTCCGTCAGAACAATACGATCGCCGACGTTGTAACACAGCGCATCCAGCTCCGTTGTGGTCTGGAACGTCAACCGCTGATGCAGATACTTCATCAGGCGTCTCATACCAATCTGCCAGGCGTGGTCCCGGTTCAGAACACCATCGAGTTTATAGTCCTCTATTTTGACCGGTGTCGGATTGTCAGTCGTGCGGCACTGGACTGTTTCCTCCGCCCAGGTAGTGCCGTTGATGTAGGTAACGTCAACACCATCATAATCGTCATCAGACGGCGCTGAGAACCCTGTTTGCAGCTCTTCCGTCATTTCATGCGGCGTGATAATGCCCGTCCAGGGCTTAACCCCTTCACGCCCGACCGTCGCCAGGCCATCACTGAGCAGGAAATAGGATTTCCCGGCATTCGCGATTTTCTGCAGCATCTCCAGGGCGGAGAGACTGTCGCCGGTAGCAAAATCGAAATACTCGTTGCCAGGCGTCCAGTACATCGACTCCAGCTCGCTGATGGTCTCTGTGTCCATCTGAAGACCAAGGGAATTGCCTACGTGCAGCAGCGCACCGGAAATCGTTCGCGGTGTACCTGAGTCATAAACGCGTGTGGCTACGACGTTCACCCGGCGATCGGACTGTGCCGCCAGCTTCCCGCCAGTCTCGACCGTTACGCCCAACAGAGTCACGCCAGCATAGGAGGCCGGACGCGTCAGAAGTCGCCCCCTGAGTGCCTGCCAGTACATGTTGTCTCGGGCGTTGTTACTGCCCTGCTCATTCTGCCTGCGGACGCGAACCTCAACCAGGCCAGGTGAAGGTAATGCAATCCGGTGAGTAAACCCCAGACCATTAACGTTTTTCTCAGCATAAGCAAACGAGACGTTTTGCCAGCTTCCGCCGCTCCCGTACACCCGGTATTGCACATCGATCCCGGTGTGACGAATACGCTTTTTGCCCTTGCTGTCAAAACCACAAAGTCCACTCGGGAAGGACATATTGATTTCGAAGGCATCAACGGTTTCGTTTTCAGGGCAGGCCAGAAACGGGCCCATCCAGGTGTCGCTGTCGTTCAGGCCGGTGGCTTCATAGTCGATCATCGTCCTGGGGGAGAATCCCGGCCAGGTATCGTCAACCACACCGCTCACCAGGCGGCTGACGGTCGCCGTGGTCCCGTCGGTGGCAACAATCTGATATTCATTCCCGCGATGTGCCAGGGACAATCGCTGCGTGCCTTCCGGCATACCTGAAAAGGCGGCCCCGGTGGCACTGTTATAGGCCAGGGTCACGTTTGCTGTTATGGCCGCACTGCCGCCTGTTGATGCCGTGCCGGTAGAGTAAGCCGGGGTATCGCCGAAAACAGACGACGGAAGCGAAGACGAGGTAATTGATCCACCGGCGAACGGGCTGGACTCCTCCGTGATCAGCACTGTACCGCCATTGTCCTGCGCGACCAGTCCCGAACCGGTCAGCCCCTCCGAGATCGCGGCCAGCAGGCCGGACATGTTCACATAATCTGCAACCAGCGAGACGGTATAGGTTGTTCCGTGCCAGGTGAACGTAAAGGTTGTACTGCCCAGAGAGAAATCGTAAGTCGTCGGCGCAGCGCTGGCCTGGATTTTAGCCGCGCTGCCACCCTCACCAGGCACGGCATCCTGCCCCGGCGTATATGCTGCAATGAAGAGATCATAATCAACACTGTTAAAACTCAGCGTCACCGGCATTCCAGCCGCCGGAGCGATTTCCGTCAGCAGCTTGCTGGCAAACACGCTGTAGCCTGACGAGGTGGAAATCAGGAAATTGGTAGGCGCTTTAATCTCCACAATAGTACCTTCGACCCAGCTGTCAGGCAGAGCGTTGTCGTCTTCATCTTCATCATCGTCGTCATCCGTATCAAGCCCGGTAAACGTTACGGTCGCGCCGGACACAGTCATGCTGTCCGCGATAATATCGTCTGAGTCCGGTGAGGTCTGCGCCATATCAAGGCCAGTACCTGAAGACGTTCCGCCCACCTCGGTGGAATTAAACCAGTTCTCGCTACGTTCATCGCCGGATACATCGGCGCCAGGTGGGTAATGGGTGTGGCTGAATCCATCAAGGGTCGATGCTGGCGTATCCCCCACGCGCAGATCACCATTAGAGAATGAGAAGTTACCCATTCCCAGACAAACCAGCATATGAACCCGCATGATCGTCGGATCGACAGGGTCAAACCGGGTAACCGGCTGGACCACATAATCCGGGTAAATACGGCGGCGGCCAAAAACTTCACGAATGGGGTCACCCAGTTTGGCTGTATTCGCTTTTGCCGGATTGAGATCAAGATTTCTGCCTGTCGATGAGGAATATCCCCCGGAGTCCAGGCCCGACATCATGAAAAGCGTGTAAGCCGCAGAGGCTACTGCGACGGCCACCGCTGCCCACGCGGCTATCTCTAGCCCCGTCCCGTAGGGTACGGGATAGATACGCACATCGCTTTCAGGCCTGATATAGCATAACGGCCATTGCTCGGGAGGAATGTTGACGCCACCCAGCTCAACCGACACAGGGTGTCTCTCACGCTCACTGTAGCTTTCAACATTTTCAACCATCCACGCATGCAGCGTCATTGCCCTGTGTTCATGCGTTTCAAGCGGCTCACCAGGTAGCCGGGAGGGGTAGATTCTAATCACCGCCAGAACTCCACTTTGACAAAGCGCCGCTTAAATCGCGGCAACGGCAGAAACGTGACATTCGTTCCCGGGTTGCATTCGGCTACATGTAACTGGCCGCCAATACTGACGACGATCCCCACATGCGTTACCGATGAGCCGGAGTAACAAGCCACACCAGCCCCCTCACAGGGCTCACAGCGTTGCAGGGAAAGCATCAGTTTTCTGGCCTCCCGATCGAGACCACCTCCGTCTTTGGTCACACCGGCAAAATCAGGCCATTCAGGCACCGCTAAATCGCGACGTATCTCGTTAACAATGCCAAAACAGTCGAGTTGCGGGTACACCCTGCCGCCCTTCAGCCAGGTGACTGAACGGTATTTTTCAGGATTGAAGGTCATAAATTTTCCTTAGTTGGCGTAGCGCAGGCCGGGGAAGTAATTCAGGGTGTAACGATTACGGGGCCACGCAGTATCCAGCACGTTCATGTAACCCGCAGTGATCTGCGCTTCTGTCGCAGTCCAGTAACCAGACTTAATCGCCAGGGTGTAAGGAACGGCGGCTGGCGCGGCTAAATCCGTGGAGATGAAACTACGATATGTCAGAGATGCCGAGTTAAGGTTGTTGATGGCGTTTCGAATGGCCGTTGAAACCTTGCCATCAACGTTGCAGAGCGCAAATTTTAAATCCTGAGTGCCATCATCATTACGGGCGGGTAATGCGACATCCATCGCGCAGGCTTTGAACTCAACGGTGTCTCCGTTCTCTGTTGTCGCGGTGATATCTTCGTACCCGTTGCACAAGTAATGGACCTCATCCCCGATGTTGATTTGCAGCGTTTCAATAATGACCTCGGGCCCGCTGCTGGCATAGAGGCGGTTGAGAATTGTCATGCTTCAGGCCACTCCCTGTTGACTGCCAAATCGAGAATGTCGCTGTTGATAATGAAATCAGGGAAATCGACCCATCCATCAGGCAGCACAGGTCGCTTCCATAGCTCGAGTGTCGCGGTGAATTTCCAGTAAACCGGCGCCACCAGTGTTGGACCCTCGTAGATATCAGTGAACCGGCATTTATAAAACTCCACACCTAGCGGGGTCTGTAGCTTCATATAAAACCAGTCAGCGCCATCCGTTATTTTTTCCCGATACCAGGCTTCGAACAACTGAGCCTGCCCGTCAGTCTCCATGAACCATGACACACTGGCCTGAGTCGGGGTTGATGTATACGCCCGGCGCTGCCGTGCACGCCCTGTGGTAAGTTGCGTTCGCTTTAACGGGCTCACGGGCTGAAAACCGTACCCATCCTGTAATGGCATAGGGAGGCTGTCATGTGGGTAGTAGATATCAGTCATACAGTCTCCCGGTAAAGTATCTTGAATAAAATTTCACCATTAGCCTCAGGAGGTTATTCATTTCAGAATAAAGCACGATGGAATCCAAGAACGCTCAGATTTTTGGTTCATATTAACGAAGATAAAAAACTTATTAAATCGACACAAACACACAAGGCGATATATTTATCAACTCATCTCAAGAGTTAAAAAAAATCAAAAATGCAGCATTATCAATCTATTGATGTCATTGTCTTTAATGTGAGCTAACATTGTTTCGGCACAGGACCACATCAAAATAAAAAAGGGCGATGTGCCGGCAGGAAATATATGTCAATGTGACTGTTTGTTTAAAAGCAACTCCTGAAGAAGAAGCACAATAGAAACAAAAATCAAAACCCCACAAAAAACAATTTTTGCAAAATCATAGTTAAACACGGTTGTAAGCGTATCATTATTATATAAGTGATTATGCCTATAGGAATAAGTCGTGTAGATGTCATCGCATATTTCAAGAATTCCACCGATTATCAAAACAAGCCAAAGAAATGAAAACTTCACCCGAACCTCCTTACGTTTACGTCTTCTATTGAAGATAAGTCCGCCAATAAAAAGAGGAATCATAAAAGCTATGAAGTCTTTAAATGTAAATGTTAACAACGCTTCCATTAATAAGATCCTTGTGTTTTCTTGCACCTACTCAGATTGTTAGACTTACCTACCTAATCAAGTCTCAGCTAATGCAGTTTAGCTTACCTAGGACCGTGTCGTGTATAGTTTCCTTTTAGAGCGTTGCCAAAAGCCCCTTGTGGCATGGTAACCTCCTTTGTGAGTTCACCTTTTAACTGCCTGGAAAGCTGTCGATTATTCTGATTGATTGTAGCGCTCAACTGCTCCGGAGTAACACCCTGCAAGTTAAACTCCTGGCTAATCGGTGCGTGAACAGTAGTTCGCCTGCTGTTGTCGCTGTTGACGTTCTGTACTCCGGTACCATAACCAGAACGACCTAGCGTCGCATCCAGCGGCTGACCATTTCGCAACGCTTCAAGTTGAGTGACGCCGATCCTGTTCGTTGACGCCTGATCAAAGACATACTCGCCTTTGTGGACAATGCCGGCTGGCTGATACTTCCCGCCGGGGCCGGTATAGCCACCGGAAGCGAAGCCTGTATCCGCAACAGCCTTGATATTGGAAACGATGCTCGCGGTTTGCGCTGCCACAGATGCCATTGCAATCAAGTTTGATGGAAACGGCATGTTTGCAGCTTGTGCAATACCAGCGTTGATCGCTACCATGGACTGTGCAATCGCATAGGCTTTACTGGCTGCGAAAGCTGCTTTGTAAATGCCGGATTGCTGACCAAAACCATCGGCCAGAATACTCAATCCACTATCCATCATGCTTTGCGTAGTACTGGTAATGATGGCGTCTTTTTGGGCCTCTATAACCGCAGCAGCGTTTGCAGCATCGGTGCGAGTTTTTTGCATCCTGGCTTCGCCTTCAGCCGTTATGACACCAGCCTTGGCATATGCCTCCTCCTGCCGTGAAAGCCAGGCGTCCAAATCTTTTTGGGCCTGGTCGAGTTGGCTGTATTGCTGCTGCATTCCTCCATATGTGCCTGACAGTTGTCCACCAGTCGGCGTGGTATTGCCCACAACGCTGCGCACTGTAGATGGCAGTTGGTTGTCAGTATTTTGATATATGTCTGCGCGGGTCTTTTCGTACTCACCTGGTTTCAATCGCCCGGTTGATTTTGCCTTTTCAAGAAGCTCAAGCCGGGTTTTAAGCAGATCGTTGGTCTGTTCATCCTTAGTCTTTACCTGTTCCTGCATTTTCCGGTAGTCGTCCAAAGTCTTAACGGTGTTCTGTAACGCCTCCTGCTGCTTGTAGGCCTGCAGGATTTCGTCAGAACGGGAAAGGATCGACTTCTGGTCAGCTGTGAGCTGTGTTTTAGACTTGAGGTCAGCGATCTGTTGTTCGAACTTGACCCGCGCCTGAGTTGCGCTGTTCAGCTTGTCGCTGGCATCCAGTTGCGACTGCATAGCGGCGGTCTGCTGGTTTATCTGGTCAAGCAGTCGGGTTGCTGCGTCCTCGGCAAAGGCTTTTCCCTTCGGCGTTTTGGGTTGCTGACCCTTTTTAGCCTGCTCAAGCTCTTTTTCACGAACAGCAATCAGCGCATTTGCCTGAACAATCGCTTCTTTGTTTCCTGAGCTGGCAATTTTCCTGGACTGCTCTCTCGCCTCCTTGAGTCTGGCTTCTGCTCCAGCCACTCGGTCAGCAGCCAGATATTCTTTATTAATCCAATCAACAGACTCTGCAACAGCTTTATTTCCCTGAACGGTCAGTGCATTCATTGTATTTTGTAAATCAATGGCTTGACCGATGAATCTCATGGAAGGATCAATAGCACCGCCTAATGCTACATTTTGCCTACCCTTATCTGCCGCAGTGTAATAATTTTTGACCTTAATCGCCGCAGATGTCCATGAATCACCTATTTTCAGGATCTCCCGGCGATGCTGGTCAATATCAGCGTTTAACGCCGTAAAATTGGCTGCCCCCTTATATTGAGCGACTTTCTGTCGTGCTTCGTCGTAACTGTAACCAACGTCGATTAGTTTATTAATTGCCTCCGCAGCTCCGTCATTGGTGGTGATGAACATGTTGCCGACTTCATCAATCGCCTTACCGGTCTTGTCGGAGATGGCAACCATGTTGAGAGCCAGTCGTTCGGCTGCATCGCCGTTAGCACCGAGGGAAGTTGTTGCGATTTTTGTCGCAGCATCGATTTCCTGTCGGTTCAGATAGACGGCATAGGTGAGAAGCCCAACTGCGGCGGCGGCTACGCTATAGGGGTTAACCAGCCCTATAATGTAGGTGCCAACGCCTTTAATCGCAGGCCCAATACCGCCGAACATATCCTTCAGCTGACCGCCTTGCTGCATAAGCACCATGAATGGAGACTGCCCAGTAGACAGGCCGACAACGATATCCGTCATCTGAGCGGGGATCATGCTCATTGCCCAGGCTGTCTGCTTTGCAGACATACTAGTTTTGCCAAGTTGAGACTGAGTTTTCTCTAGCGCGTCGCGGGACTCCGCAAGCTTGCTGTTCAGACGATCATATGCCAGCGGTGACAACATCCCGGTCGCTTTAGCGCCATCCAACTGCCGCTGTTGTTCATTCAGGCGCCGAAAAGCTTCTCCTACTGGGTCAATCTGAGCCTCAAGCCGACGCAACGCAGCTACCTGCTCGTCGTGGGCCTTTGCTGCCTCACGCTCTGCCTGAGCAGTTCCTGTTACCTCCCGGCGAGTCTCCTGCAGTTTTTTGCTGTAGGCATCATATTGCGAAGCGTTAATTTTCCCCGACTCAAGGGCTTTATTTAGCTCGCTTTGCTGCTGATCCAGATTACGCAGCGCAGATGACAGTGGGTCAATTTTATCCAGCATCCTCTGAAATTCCTGCGCCTGCGCTTCCTGCTGCGCGGCTGCTAATTCACCTGCCTTTTTCGCTTCCCGTTGAGCCTGAGCGACGCCGCTTAATTCCTCGGTCGTATCGTTCAACATTTTTGAGAGTGAACGAAACTCTTCTTCGTCAATCAACCCTTGATCGAAATATTTTTTTAGCTCACTGAAGCGACGACCAACGGTATTGATTGCCGCACCGACAGGATCGATGGCTGCTCGCAATTTATTGAGTGCTACTTTTTCTTCGTCGGTAGCTTTAGTTACTTTGAAAATACTGGTGACAGCCTTATCACCAGACTGGGTCATTTTATCAAGAGCAACTGTTAGGCTATCGGCCTGCTTCTCTGCCCCGGAGCTGTCGAGAATAATCGCGAGACGGGATGTTTGTTCTGTCATTTACCTTTCTCCGGGCAACAAAAAACCCCGCATGAGCGAGGTTAAAAATTTGTAGATATTTAAACTGACAGAGTGTCTAACTCATTGTCGGTGAAAGAATATCGCGGCGACGATCACTGCAAAAACCAAAACCACAACCCCAGCAATAAACTTTATATTAACCCCAGCCAGCCTATCATCCGCTGCAGAGTTTTCGTTCTGGTCTTTGACCTTAGAAGGGATAACATCACTACCACAGTGCTTGCACTTCACAGCCTCCGAACTTATTAATTCGGCACAATAAGGGCATTTTACGACGGTTGTGGATTGCTTGAATTTGTCTCCCACCAAAGCAATAATGATACCCGCGATGGCGACAAAACCTCCGAATATCATGTAGTTTTGTCTTGAGGACATTAACCCAAGATTATTAACTCTGTAACCATCACCTGTAGCTACTGTTACATCCATGAACAGCGCAAAAACAGCGAAGATCACACCGATTGTGATGGCTATATAACCAAGTATCTTCACACTCCTACCCCATAGAAAAACAGCCCAAATTATGGGCTGGAGTTATTAGTTCGTATTAAAATTTCTCGTCAGCTTAAATGTGATTGACTGATTATTTGCATCCATAATATCCAGTACAGCCCCTTTATAACGTATAGTTTTGGACTCGGAAAGGTCGTACTCTACCTCATTAGAGAAAGCGGCTCGAGCCATACCTCCCTGAAACTCTCTATAGCCAATATTAATTTTGTTTCCCACTTTTCCATTGTAGATAAGAGTTTGCTGGAAGGAGGATTGTTGCTCAGTCTGGAATTTTACTTTCGTAAATGGCTTGCCTGTATCACACTTGGTTCCACCATAAATAGTGACAATGCAAATTTCACCGTTCTTCATGAGCTGTATGCTTTGTGTGGGGTCGTTAACCATGAAGCGGTTAGGAACTACGGCACCTGAAGTTCTTTCTACGTTGGAGAAAAATTCTGATTTTGAATCCTCTCCAATCTTAACGTAGTCTCCTGCCGGGATCGTATAAACACCGATTGAGCCTATAACCACAGCCTGATTGAAATGAATCGCATCAATGCTGGCATCAATTCCCTGCCTAACCATATCCTCGCCAACGTAGGTTGTTGTTACTGTATTTAGCGGTGGAATACTGATTTGCTTTGTTTGAGGCACATAGTTACGAGCCGGCGTTGTACACCCTGTTAAAAGCATTGCCCCCAATGCCACTATCAATAATTTTTTCATTCCATGTTTCCCTTGATTGCAATCAGAAACATCCTAACACATGACTCCGGGAGGGCAATGCTACGACTATTTGGTATTGTCCCGTCTCTTTTGCTCCGTCGCCCACTCATTGCGCCATGCATCGTCAAGAGCAAGTATCGCCGCGTCAAACTCGGTTCGATCAATCAGAATGGAACGAGAAACCAGATAGCGGTCTATATCGCTCAGGGACAACGGGAGCGGCACGCCAGCCATTCCAGCATACTGCCTGCTGCGCGATATCATGGCGTAAGCGTTGAGGATTTCCCCAGTTACCGAGTCGATTTCAGGCTCAGGGATTGGAGGGAGATTTAATTTCTCCCGTCGCCACTTTGCTTTTTCGCCCTGCTCTCCGCCGAACTCCTTCAACCATTGCTGCGCTTCGAGGGCTTTTTTACGGTTTCCTGAGTCTGCTGCTCTTTACCCTGAGCAATATTTGCAGCCTCGGCCAGTATCCGCCAGTACAGTTCCGGGTGCTGCTTCAGCATGACAATCCCAATTTCTGGTGTGTAGTCGATTGCGACTTCTGCGCCATCTACCAACTGGCCAACACCATCCCAGTCTTTCAGCAGAAACCGGGCAACGTTGTCGATCAGCAAGTCATCAACAGAGTCGATATCGCCCACGCTGGCAAGGTTAAAATCTTTTGTCCCTACCTGGTAACCTGCGTCCATCTTATCGATGTGGCGACGCACCAAAGCATTGCGAGAGCGATATTCTGGACTCTCACTGCTGGCCACCAGCAGGCGAAGTTTGAACAGCGATTCTTCTTCTGGGGTAAATTTCTTCTTACTGCCCTCTGGCTTCTTGTAGGGGAAAAACCAACGCTCGCCGTTCAGGTCAATTTGAGTGGATATAATCAGCATAAAGGCTCCATAAAAAGCCCGAACCGCGATGCGCTGCGGTACGGGTCAGGGAAATTAAGGGGCAGTGACGGTAATTGCAGACGTTGCAGTAAAGGTCCGCACTTTGCCGGTAATGGTCGCGGTACCAGCAGCATTGCGCGTGACCTGCGCCGTTTTCTGGCCGGTTGAAGCCACGCTGGCAATCTCCGGATCCGAAGACGTCCATTCAACTGTGTCGCTGGAGTCTGCTGGGGTTAATGTGGCGGTCAGGTTAACAGTTGAGCCAATCGAACCGGATGATGTGAGTGGCGCTACGCTGATGGCCGTAGCGGCTACTTTCGGCGCTCGCGTAATCGTAGGCGGCGTATTGGCTGCCGTGATATCGAGTTGAACCTGGACAATGTCAGTGCTGCCAGCATCTGGCCAGTCGCCGGAAATCTGCACTTCCGGGAAGTCGAAGGTATAAGCGCCTTCAGCATTCTCCAGCGTGAAGCTAAACGGCACCGTTTCACCAGTGAACGTTTTCTTATAAAGCTCCCACGCAGCTTTTGACCACGACAGAGTCACCTGGCCGGATGGTGTGAAGGTGGTAGGAATGTTTGCGCCGGCGAACGCAGAACCGGTACCGATACAACGCTGGGTCTGCATATTGTTGTCAAACTGGATGTTGAAGGTATCGACGCAGAACCCATTGCCACCCGCAACGCCATTCAGGCTAAGGGCTGTAACCTCCTTGAATGAATAACGGAGCGCGCCAGCATTATCAGTCGGGGCAGTGAAGAAGCTGGTATCGTCGCCTTTCGTTTCCCAGTCCAGACCAGCAAACGTGACCGTAGCCGTGATATCGCCATCATTCGGGATTTCGATCTGCAGGGTTGCGACCTGACAGCCGCGGGCAATCTGCGCAATGCCCACATCTTCAGCGTAGGACGCTACTGAGAACGTAATGCGACTGTTACCCATTGTGAGCACATTGTTCAGCCATTCAGCACCAAAGCAGCTCGCCAGAAAAGCATCGTGCTGGTTCCAGCGGAATTTGGTGCCAACATCGCCGCCAACATCAATAGTTCCGCGTGACACGCCTTGCGCCATTCGGTCACCGCCGATTTCGTCGTTGTCGTTGGTGTTCTGGGTTGGAGCAAGGCCGAATGAGGCACGCCGAAGCAGATCCCAAACGCCAACGGTAGGTGTAACACCCGGGGTGGTTTCGCGAATAAACGCGGTAACTACTTTTGCGCCTGAACTCACAGGAGCCTCCTGTTATTGTGCGCTACAGAGCGCGATAGGGAATTTGAAGGTTTATCTGGGACCAGCCGTCGGCCTCGCCCGCCGGGACCGCTGATACAGCGAAGTAACTCAGTCGCCCGTCATTCTGGAATTCGAAGTGCTGCGTAAGCTGGTCTGCGGTTTGAGATATCAGCAGCGTGCCGGAACCGACCGGAACAAATAGCTGAATGATGAGTACACCGGTTCGATGGACTACCGGCCCGGCCCCGATTTCGTTGGCTCCCGCCTGCCCTGAAATATTGGTGAAGCGTGCCCAGATATCGCGGCCGCTCGGGTCAAATATCGGCCCGTTGGGATAGTCCACCGCATCGGAGGCAATAGCTGTTTGCGCCGTCATTCGTGAAATGACAGCGTTTCTGATTTCTGTAAGGGTCATTTGTAGGCCTGAATCACACCATTAAACGAGACGGCATAGACGCCTGTCGGCGCCTGCGTTGAGTGACCATTCTCCAGCGGCACGGAATATGGGAGGTTTGACTGGATATACAACACCGAATAGGCCGGAGCCTGGTCAATGATATTTTTGCCGTTGAGAAATGTCATCGTGCCCCGCGGATCCGGCTCAGTTGGCACTGAGTAATCCGGAGAACCAAGGCTGACGAAATGCGAAGCCCTGAACGTGCCTGCGCGGTATTCCGCCGGGCGCCGGATATCCATGCTGTCGTTGACTCGGACTTTCTTCCTTAGCCGTCCGGTTTTCGTCAGGTTCGCAGGATCGGCATAGAGAGACTCATTCCAATCACCCACCGCTTTGTTGTACTGAACAGCGGTGGCATTGATAGCCCAGAGCTCAGGGTTACCAACGGGAGACCGTTGCACGATTTCGTTCAGCAACTGAATAGCGATCGTTCTCTGGCGAAGTTTGACATCTTCGGCCACCAGCCCCGCGAATGCTGCCGGGTCAATATTCCAGCCTTTAGCCATATCACGCCCTCCGCAGTTGAATGGAGTACGCAGCTCCGGCAGAATCTGCGGCAGCCGTTATAACCTCGTAGCGCTGGAGCGTTCCAGTAATCGGATCCGGTGCAGTGATAAAGTGCCCGACTGCTGGCTTATCATTCACCTCGTTAACCAGGGCGGTTAATTTCAGGTCACCATGCAGGATGTTAACGCCATCGATACGGCGGAGTTTGTAACGGGCCAGCACTCCGCGCCCCGAATATGTCACCTGCGTTTCACTGCCGGTTTCCGTTACCGGGTCCCATGCACCGCGAACGGTGTAACTGCCGGTGAAATCTTTTACGGCATCCTGCAGGTCGGTATCGAACGCCGCGGCAACTTCGGTTTGCAACTCGTCACGAATACCCACATCACCCCCTCACCAGCCTAACCTGAGACTGATTAACACTATATGGTTTGAGCATGGCAAGTGCCAGTTGTAAGTCGGGATCAAGCAGCGCCGTACTGTTGGTGGATATCTCTGCGAACGTCTTCGAAACACTGACGTCATCGGCATCCACCGTCTTGCTAAGCAATACACCTGAATCGGTTTTCTGCTGATACAACCCGCCATTTGAGGCCGCTAACGCTGCATAGGCGCCAGCCTGCTTCACATCGTCAGGAATGATGGTTTCGTGAGTTGCCTTATCGCATGGCAGTTTCAGGTTGAGGCCATTCATCCAGGTGTTAGCCATCAGCACAGATTTTGCTTTTTTGCTTTCATCCGTCCAGGTCGAACCGAGAAGCGCATCGACATCCGCAACAGTGATGAACGTAATCATGCATCACTCCATTTCTTTCCAGCCGTGCGCCTTCCAGTTTTCCACTTCGTCAGGATGGACGTCGGCGGTGGTCGGCGCACCGGGGAATGTCGGGAAATCGATCCCCATTGCCACCAGCTGCGGTGCCTGCGGTGCCTGCGGTGCCTGCGGTGCCTGCGGTGCCTGCGGTGCCTGCGGTGCCTGCGGTGCCTGCGGTGCCTGCGGTGCCTGCGGTGCAGGAGTATTGGTATCACCCTGCTCGGCCGCAAGTTTCTCAGCAGCTCGTTGAGCTCTCTGTTCTTTGGTCAGTCCGGCCATGGTCCCTCCAAGTGATAAAGGGGCCGAAGCCCCTTGTTGTTAGTTATCAGCCAGCAATGATGACGCTGTGACGCGGAACTGGGGCAGCAACACCCCATGCCAGACCGACCTCGTAGCGGATCTGACGGTACTGACGGTATAGCGCCACCTGGAAGGTAATGCCTGATACCGGATCGGTCACGTTCATCACATCGTCAGCGGTATCACCACCCTGTGGCATTGCCGGGGTGCGGGAAGCCAGCAGCAGCGCATTACGGTCAAACGCCATGTTTGCCACATAGCCAGCACCGCGAGTAATGGCGGTATTATCCGCCAGCGCTTTGCGCAGTCCAGGTTGGGCCAGTGTGATAGTGCTGGCTGCGGCGGCGGCGACCACATATTTATTGTCGTCACCCGCGAAGCTCACTACGTCGCCTGCGACAAACGCTCCGGTGCCTGTATCAATGGCGATGATGCGATCACCTTCGTCTTTAGCTCCATTGACCAGGTAGTCAGCAGCAGCCGAGGCTGTGTGAGTTTTTACGCCTGCGGAGTTATGGATATTGAAGCCTTCCAGGCGACCCAATGTACCTTCACGCAGCAGTTGTTCCGTCCCGGCTTCGTTCACTTTGAACAGGACAGACTGTTTACCGCGGAGGTTTGCGATGGCAGCCGATCCGAGAACCATCTGGAGGTCGGTAGTCGGTGAGCCATTATCCTCCAGCACTTTACGCGCCAGAGCGGCATCGCTGAGGTCCTCCTTGATACCAAACGGCGTCGTTCCCGGCGTACCAACTTGGCGGGATGCGTTGAAGTACAACGCCCCCAGGTCCGCATCGACTTCGTTCGCCAGCGCGCGGAAAGCCTGTTTGAACTGATCAGCAAGGATGGTGTTGTAAGTGCCGGCCGGGCCGAGGGCCAGCTGCTCTTCACCATTCCATTTGACCGGAGCCATTTTTGATTTGGTGATTTTCACATCGACGGTACCGATGTTCTGATCGCCCGTGTTCGGAGCCGAAGGGCCCGGTACGATGTCTTCAGTAACCGCTACCGGAGCAACCGGCGCGGTTACCGTCTGGTCTTTTGCCGCGGCATCTGCTTTGGTGTTGCGGGCGACAGCGGGAATAAAGCCCACCTGCTCGCGGGAAACAACATCCAGAGCGGTATAGATAGTCGGGATCAACCCGGTCAAAGTGTTCGACATGGTTCATTTTTCCTTAGAGAGAGATTTGGGTTGGATGAGCTATCCAGCTCCGGCACCAGCCGCCATCCGGCGGCAGGCAAAAGAGGATTAATCGACGATGGTGATACCGTCTTTGAGTGCAGTTTGTTTGCCAGCCATATCCAGTGAATCGAAAGCGTCACGCTTCATGGTTTTCTGTCCAGCCTGATGCTGAGACTGCCGTGAACCGCCGCCCTGATTACCACTGGCTTTCAGGATGTGGTCTTTCTGCGGATACTGCTCCACCAGAAACTCAATAGCTTCGTCGAATGAAGCCAGTTCGCCAGGCTTAGCGCGGGAGTAAATCTTGTTGCCAGTTCCGTCATAGGCGACGACCTTTCCGTCCTCGACCTTGAAGGACTGACCGAAGCGCGCCTGAAGCATGTCAGAGGGAATGGCAATTTTATCGGTGATGAATTTCGAACCAGAGAAATTACCGCCGATCATGGATTCATAAAGCTGACCTTCCAGAGTGGTGGCGCGATTATTCGCTTCATCCAACTTGGTCTGGAATGATTTGGTAATATCAGCTCTGACCTGGTCTACAGCGCCAGCATCGATCAGTTTCTTCTGGTCGATTTTGGTCATCATTTCGAGAGCTTCGAGTGCTTTAGTTGGGTCAGTAATGCCGGAGAACTTAGCCAGGCTGACTTCAGCGGCTTCTTTGGCTTCACGATGAGATTTCGCCTCACCATTCAGCGAAGAGATTTTCCCTACGGCTTGCGCCGCGTCGAAGCCGATCTCTTTGCCGTCGTCATGGACATAAACAGGCAGTCCGTTCGCATCAACCTCTGCATAGCTCTTGCCGTTAACTTCAACTGTTTTCAGTTTCATGCTGTTACCTTTGAGTTGGTCATCCGACCGTTGCACCACTCACCATCCGGATTGTGGCAATAAAAAAGCCACCCTAAGGCAGCCTGTGAATGAATATTGATGATTAAATTCCGGCGTTCCTGAATGCCTGATCGTCACGTTCCCGTAATTGATCCAGCGTCAACCATTCGCCTTTGTCGTTGTAGAACTCATCAGGACTCATGCCGCCATCACGAATCAGTCGGGCGCGTGTTACGCCAACAATTTGAGACTGCCTGGTAAACGACTGCCGGGAGAACCAGCCCTGATAATCGGTATCCGCTGGCACCTGACCGTCCATGCTTGCGCGAGAGCTGTCCTTGATCTCGCCGACTTTGATACCCAATTCCTCGGACGATTTCAGAATGTAGGTTTCGACGCTGCGGCAGCAGAAGTGAATTTTCCCTGGGCCCTGCAGATATGGCACCTTGTGTCCGATCGGTTTGTTATCCAGTGTGTACTTGAGGCGGTCGCGGATCCGACAATCCTTTGATGTCCGGTTATCCAAAGTGGACAACCACTGTTTGCCCTTCAAAATGTCGTCGTTCGCATCCGCAAAGCTTTTCCGCGCCGTCGCCGCCAAATGCCCTGCCGCCGTTTTCGCGATACTGCCAGCATTGGTTCTACTCATCTGTAGCGCGCCGTCCTGATAGCCACGGTTAGCGTGACCGCGAACCTTGCGTGCTATCTGTTCCGTTGTATCGCCCAGTAGGAACCCCTGCCGCACGGTATTGGATATGCGCGCCATCCTGTCGGCTTCAAGGTTATCCGCCCACTCAGAAAGCAGACGCCCCTGAAACGGCTGTGCCATCGCTGCCGCATAAACGGCATCAGGGGAAATACCCACCAGCGGATGAAGCGCCAGCACGTCATCGGGGATCGCAAACTGGAACAGGCTTAACTGGAAACCAGCTTCATGCTGCGCAAGCTCCTGCAATTCAGCAGATAACCCGGCATGCATCGACTGTACAGCTTCATGATTCAACGCCCGGACACTGACCAGCAGAGATTCCAGCCTCGACACCGTAAAGCTCTCCGCATCGAGAGTGTCCATCGCCACCAGCAGTCGGGCCGTCAGCTCTGCGTCGCTGTCATTCAGGATTTTTATCATCCTGTTTGCAACGCCGGTACTGTACTGACTCACCCAAATTGCATGTGCCAGGCTTTCGTCACTGAGTTTGTCATTCGCCGTCTCCATCTCAACCACCTGCAAGGTTTACTTGCGAATTTTTCAGCTCGTCGATCACCTCTTCCGGATCCGCGTCCGGGTCGATGAATTTCAGCGCCTGCAGCACGCGAACCGCATCAATCTGGCGAATATCACCCCCCTGCCGAAGTGACTGAACCGCCGTCGCGGCCGCAGAGTCGAATGTCTGCGCCGAAACATCCAACTCGGTGCGCACATCGACATTACCCCCCTCTTTTTCACCCAGCCATTCCGCCATGATCTGCAGAATGTTATCGAGCGCGTCCTCCAGTGAGCTCGCCATCGTATAGAGTGGGGAATTCTCCTGCATGTGCTCTTCATGCGTCTGGTCATCAGATTTGGTCGACGTATTTTCAGCGCGCAGCAATTTTGCTCCGGCCTGGCGCATCTGGTTTTCCAGGTCTTCCAGCGATATCTTTCCAGCGTTGATGGCTGTCCCGGTATGCTCGGTATACTCCATTCCTTGTTTTGAACGATCTGAAAACTTAGTTGCTACAGATGAGCCGATGGTAAGTTCCTGACCATCCTCCAGTCCAAATACCGACAGCAGCGGCACACGCGCAACATGCAGGATGTTGTCCTGCTCGCTCTGACTCTGCCAGTGCTTGATATTCAGCAACGCCAGATTCAGCAGCGGCGGAGAGCCGCGCATAAATCCGGTGCGTTTCGTGTAGAGCGTAACCATAGGAATATCATCACGGCTGGTTTCCCACTCGTCGTGAAGTTGCCACTGGCTTTCACCATTATCACCCTTGTTACGGCGATAAATTTCGACTTTGCGGGGCATGATATGGCGAATTTGTTCGACCTTTGTCTGCCCGTAATCAGCGCCATCGACAACGATCACCTCTTTGATGCGCAGGTCGGTCAGAACCACCTTCCCTTTAACCACTTTCGATTTCCAGCCGATAACCTGCCGGGGATTGAGCATCGTGGCGTACGGGCGAGAACCTGCGGCGATTTCGTCAGCTCTGGTTTTTACCGCTTCCGGGTCAACTTTCGGGAAGTCCACGAGCGCATGAACCAGGCCATACTGGAATCCGATACTGAAAAATTGCTGCGCCCACACATCGAGCCGGTTTCCTTCCATATCGATATCAGGGGCAAGCTCCTTAATTTTTTCAGGGGAGTCCTCGCTAAGAACCGTCGGCTCGGCAAATACGCGTCCGATGTTCTGTTTAATCGCTTCCTCATAGGCAGGAAGGAGCGTTGCCGTCGCCAGACGATCGTTATAGCTTTCAGAGTATTCATTCGGCCATTTCGGGAGATATACCTTCCCCTGCCGACGCATTTCCAGCGTTCCGCCCATCAGCGCATCGTTAATATCCCACGCCTCAACCATGTCGTTATAGTCGAGGTTGGGTGTTGAAATATCAGGCATGGTTTTACATCCGCAGTTGGGTGACTTTGCCGACTTTTTTCGGCGGTGAATGCAACACGGCGTAACGCGTGGCGTCCCAGTCGTGATCTTCCTGCTGCGTGTCCACGTCATCAGGATTTTTGCTGTCTCTGACAAGTACCGGGATGCGGCTTATCCAGCCACGGCAGTAATCAAACACATAAAACGCAGGTTTTTCTGGTGTCCCTGATTCCAGTTTTTTGCCTTCGATAACCGCCTCAAGCATGTCGGCGAACAATGCGGCGCCATTCACGCGAGAGCCGGGCTTTTTGTTAGCCTCAACCCATTTAACTCCCTGCACTTCCATTTTCTGAGCGATTGAAAGTTCATCGTCACCAGTGTTGTAAATCGCGCTATCAGCCGGGCCGGAAATAACCTTTTTGCAGATGCCAGGCATAATGTTGAGTTGCCCCTGAGTGACGCCATCGAGTTTTATCTCATCCGGTTCGTCAACCTCCTGGCCCGTTAGTCGCTTATCAATCCACGCAACACCTTTAGCGACGTTGGTAGATGACATATTCAGACCTTTATTCAGCTCATCAGGCGGACAGCCATACCACTCGCCAATCAGAATCAGCGAGCCAGCGGGCGGGCAAAACTGGCGCCCATCCGGTAACGTCGCGACAGTGCCATCCGTGCGTGCCCACCAGAGATTAGAGAATGGCTTCGACTCGCCCCAGTCATGGGAGCGGTCAACTGTCCAGCTATCAGGTATACGGAACGGTTTAATGACGTGGAGCACTTCATTCCACAGATGGTCAAAGCGGCCGCCACTGGTGACGTCCCAGGAGCCGTCTACCCACGCTTTACGTCGGTTCGGGTCTTTGATGGCCATCAGCGTTGCGATGTACTGAGGATCGAGATACGGGTTTTCTTTGAACGAACCGTGAATTGCAACGCGGGTAAGCGTCACATCTTCCTCTTTCTCCGTCTGAGGGTTAAATACCCGCTGCGTTTCGCGGATGATGGTGCCGCGGGGGGCTGGCTCTATGAAGCGTTTCTTTACCCACGTATGGCCGATGCCAAAGGGATTAGTCGTGCTGAACGTTTCAAGCGGGATCGGCCTAAGCAGAGAGCCGTTAGCAAGCGGGTAGTTCTCAGGCCTGAACGATGAGCGCCGGCAGGAGAACATCATTTCGTAGAACTCGGCAGACTGCTGCTTTGTCAGCTCGTTGAAGCCAATGAACGGAAATTCCTGCCCGTGATAGTCCCAGTAGTCGCTCTCTTCTTTCCCGAAGCGGAAGAGCAGCTCTTCGCCCGTAGGCCATACCCAGCGCAATTCCGAGGCTGAAGCTAGATATCGTGCGCCATCATTGAACAGGCGATACATACGCTTTGACTGCGTAATGATATCGGTGAGGTTTTTATACTCGGTATCGAAAATCACCCCACGCCAGAATGAGCCATAGCCCAGACCTACCAGCCGGCGAAAGCGAGCCAACTGCGCCGCTGTTTTTCCGGGGCCGCGCGTTCCCTCGTAGAGGATCTCATTACATGGACAGCTAAGTGAGAGCGATTGCGAGCCAGGTAGAGGCTTCCATACTGCTTTGTAATTCATCCACCCAATACCTCGCCCTGCTGTTTTTGTGCCGCCTTTTCCCAGTCATCAACGTTATCGCAGGACGGGACCGGCATAACGTTATGAGTCGCAACCACGCTTTGCTCTACTTTCTGCTTGTTCGTGTAGACGTCGCCAACATCCTTAGCGGCTTGCTCAAGCAGTTGTGCGGTCATGCCGTAGTTCTTCATGTTTTCAGCATTTACGGCCATGCGGTTAAGTACGCGGAGACGGTACGCTTTATTGGCGATCGGTATATCGGATATCTCATTAAGGAATCGGTCTCGGGTGGCATTGAAAAGGTCTACCCACTTTTTGGCGAGTCCTTTCCCGCTAACCTTCGTTGGATCGTTTTGATCCACCTGCTGCCGGGTTATTTTTACCCCAAATTCTTTTAGGACGGCATCGGCTACTTGTGATGGGGCTTCGTAGCACGCAACAGATTGAATTATGAAAGCTTTAACCTCTGGTTTTAATGCCGCCATAATTCACCATCCGTCCTAACCAGTCCTAAATTTACGCCAGCTTCAGCATGCAAGTCCCGCAAGCCCTGGCAACATCGATATGAGCAACCTCCGCCGGTCTGTTCGCCGCATCCACCATTTCCTGCACGTCTTTGCTGGCGCCGTAACGCCGGACCACGCCAACGTACTCTTCGACGTCGTGTCCGCGAAGTTTCAACACCGGCATACCGGTCTCTTTGTTGAACTTCGGCGCGCCGTAGTCATCGGTAGCCTGGGCAATGTGGTAAAGCTCATGCTCAACCAGTGCGCAGAACTCCAGGTCACTGCATTGCTCGCAGTAGTCGGCTGCCAGCGTGATGATGAACTTCGGTATGCGTCCGAACCATTCATGCATCTGCTGTTCCATACGGGCTTTCTGCCATCCTCCGGCACGGAGCATTACCTGCTCGCATTGGCCGAGGACATAACGGCCCTTCTTCTCGAATGCGCCAGACGCCCACATAAACGCAATATCACCGTCAGCGAGTGCATTAACGAGATGTTCGTGGTCAGGGTTATGGAGCCGACCTTCTTCAGAGAGGATGTGCTGATTTACCCACTCTCCGATTTCAGAGGCCGGGATAATCCGCGTATACGGCAGCCAGTTTTCGCCAGTGAAGTTGACGGGAGCGAATGGTCGGCGGTCTTCAACTTCAGCCATACAGAACATTCCTCTGGGTTGCTCGAATACTTACCGGGGAATTATTTAACCGGCTGCCGATAAAACTTATACAAAACTCTGTAAATGGCGCTTTACGGACACCATTTGCAGAGTTTTATAATTCAGCCTCGTTACCGCTCACGACCTCAATCTTGAAACATTTGCCGGTGAGCCAGTTCCAGCGCAATAGTGCCGACAGAATGAGTGGCGGCTTCATATAGGGCCGTAGCGTGAGCTTTGCCGTCAGGATTCCAGTAGTGCTCATTTAAATTACCTCACGTAGACATTATCGAAGCCACTCGGTGAATGGCTCCTGTAATGCTATCTGGCGTTGATGGTTTGTTGATAATTGCCAAAACTGGCTGGGGTAACATGTCGGCGAAACCATGCTTACCCACAGAGGTATGCCCCAATGAGTAAGAATAAGATTCGCTGGGCAGGGATAGCCGTTATGATGTTTTGCCTGGTTAATAGCATGATGGAGTTATCTTCATTTAAATATCACACATCAATAGAAAATTAATTTTAAAACTTGCAAATAAAGCTATTCTTCGCAACCGGTTTGTTAGCTTTCGAGAGCTTTAGATTAGGGTAATTATTCGGTTCGAAGGTTTTTGCTGTTTCTTCAATCAAACTAGCCTTCCAGACGTGACCAAGTTGCAAAGATTCACTTTGTGACGCAATAAAACTAGGTTTGCTTTGTAATTGCTCAATATACATAGTTGAGTTGAAAACTTGCATACTCGCAAAGATACCTAAAAAATGTATAGCCATCACATTCATCATTACCATACCCCCACTTTTCGTCATGTACCCGCTAGATGATACAAACAAGGCAGGAGAACCAGACATTCCAGGAAATGCAGATATGTCTACCACTATTATTTTTTTTCCATTGAAATCATATTCAGGTTCACTTGCTAAACTGCCTGTTTTCCAAATTGGAAGATTATTTACTGAATCACTAAGACCTCTTGGATAACCAATCATAACTACTGGAGATGAGGGGGATAAGAGAATGTTTTTCATTACCAATGTAGAGTCAATATATTTGAAATCTACCTCATTCATCATATCCATCGGTAAAGGTATTAAAACAAGATCAGCCTCGGCATCTGATGGATGCTCAAGCCAGTTGAGATACTCACCTAATATCAATGGGATTGTTTCTGTATAGGCCTTCCCATTTTTATCTCTAAGTTGCACAACCAGACTATCACCAAGGAAAGGCTTAACTCCCCTTTCATTCGGGCTGATGCCAGTGACAACATGATAATTTGTCGCCAGAAATAAGAAATTGTCTGAGCTTTTGTAGAAAAAGCCCGTTCCGGTTGATACTGCCTTGTTACCAGATTTTAAGGTAACCAGCGCTGTTACAAGCGACAAAGCGTGAACATTTTGCATGTCCTTAGTACCTTCAGCCAGTTCAAAAAGAGAAGGTATAATAACATTAGCGCTCTAAACAATCACGCTGGTCTACCTAGTTCGGGAGGAACCATCCAATTCACCTCACCGCTACCGGTGTATCTAACTCCTGCTTTCTTCGAAAGAACTGTCGCAATTGAGTGCTTGTAACAGGAAATGGTCTTGCCGTTTGAGTTCATCACATATGCAATATCACCTTCTTTCAGGAAGATACTCTGGTCCATGCCGGATACGGCGATGCTCTGCTGGTTTGGGTTGAAACCAACGCTCAGACCACAATGGATTTCTTCGCCGCCGCCGGGTGACATTACTTTTACTGTTAACATGCTTTTCTCCTGCTTCTTCTGGTAATAAAAATCCCCGCTATTGCGAGGCTCGTTGTTTCTCTGCTTGCCTGATATCAGCCTTATCCCTGTTGCACTGCCCCAGCGCCGATAGCAGTCCTACGCCAAAACACAGGTGTACTCCTCCGCAATATGGTCCGGGTTGCGAAATGATTAAACATATTTAGATACACGATGTATTGTTTAGTCATTAGCTGTTCATTCAGCGCCCCGTTTACTTTTGGATATCCTCTTCGGGGTTTTTTATCACGCCGACCTCGCCATGCAGGAACGGCAATGTAGCCCCGCTACTGACTCACTGCACGGTAGTAGGCCTGCCAACGGTATTTATCTAACCGCAGTTGGCGCAGGCATTGAGCGGTTTCGACGTCTGACTGCAGGTCTTCGTCGCTGTCTTTCCCTGCGTCACTTGCTTTGCACGGCGCCGTCATCAAATCCGGGGATGGCGTTGGCAGCGTCGATAGCTCGCTGGCGCAACTGCACAGCATCATCGTCAAACCGGCACACAGTACGATTCGGAGACTGGACATATTTCACCACGTCGCGGGTTATGGTTCGGTAGATGACCTTGCCCTCTTCTGTAGCGGCAGCGGCCTTTTGCTCAACTGGCTGGATAGCCTTTTCGGCTTTCTCTTTTTTCTTCGCCGCCAGGGCGTTGATATGGTCAGCGTGAGAATTCCAGCCAGAACGCCATGAGAAAACACAACAAATCAGCAGGATAACCACTGCGCTGATAATGGCGGTTAATCGGCTCATTCATCTATCCCCCAACATGCCAGTGCGCTCTCCTGGTCTCGCCTTTCGACCTGGCCGTAGCAGCCGTTCTTTTGGCCTTTGGTCAGCCGGCAATCGCGACCACCGTCTTTAATCCACCAACGGATCGCTTCGCACGCACCTTTTCGGTCACCGGCATTAATTCGTTTGTAGAACGTTGATGGGAAGCACTTGGGAGGTCCAATGTTGTACGGACAGAATGACGCGATACCGACCTTTTGCGGTGCCGTCAGAGGAACCTTGATATTCCGGTCTACCCAAGCCAGCGCCTTGTCGCGCTCAATGGCGTTAACCTGATCGCACTTGGCCTGCGTTAACTTCATGCCCTGCGTTACAGGCTTGCCATCAACCCGGGTTGCTCCCCGGCATATCGTCCAGACGCCGGAACCATCACGGTAAGCCGTCAGGCTGTTACCCTCTTTCTCATTCAGGAACTGATCCATCAGCGTTGGCGCTGATGCGCCCGCCGCAATCAGGGCCAGCATGGCCGCGCTGAGTTTTGTTTTCAGGTTAGCCATCGCTATTCATCCTGTGGTGGCGGGCCACCATAACCACGATCAAGGGACTGCTGATACATTTTCGTCCAGCGGCGCTTAAAGTAGAGATTGGTCAGGTAAGTCGCTACACCAATTATCACGCCACTGGCCAAGGCAATAAAATTCCAGTCAAGACCATGAAACCAGTCATAGGTCCTTGCCAGCCCTGTGCATATCAGTCCACCTGACGTGCAGTACGAGGCCGCCGAAAAGATTTTGTCAGGCATTTTCATAGTCTCCACCTCGCGTTGTTAGCGGGTGCTGTGCGTGAAAGAAGTGGGCGAGCTCTGCGCAAGCGCCCGACGGGTGGGTTATGAGCCGTCGCCGGTGAGCCCTGTATAGGGAATGGCCACCAGATGGATTTACGACAACACACAGAGTGAGTGACGTTCTGGCGGCACAAATAGAAAAGGCCGAACAAATGCGCGGCCTTTATATGTCTGAGCAAAAAAAAGCCCACTCGTCGAAGTGGGCAAAATGGTAGTTTGTTCAGTGGAGGTTACACCGCCAGCTCTGCCACAACGTCTTATGCACGTTATTTCAGGATTTAGCGAAACGATGCAACCACACAAAAAGTATAGTACGTAAAACAAGAAAAACATGGAGTGTGGTGCCGGGCGCCTCCCGGTAAGTCGCCGCCAGTCCACAGACGACTCGCAATGCGCAAAAAAACATATCAGACTGGCAATGCCCCTCCGCATAGGGGGATTCACCACACCAGAAATTTAACATCTGGCAATTCTAGATTCAATACAATACGGCGATGTGACAGGGGTACTGATGCAATGCATCTCGCGAATCCCCTGTCGTATCGCCGGAAAACAAAAAGCCCCGGCGTTTGCCGAGGCTCTTAAATTTCGTCTTCAACGGTGAACATACAATGCCCATCGTTAGAACAAATTAACACGGATTCGGGAAAAGTAAATATCTCAGCGCGTTATTTGTTTGAGTTGTGCCTCTGCCCAGGCCTCCTCTATATCGAATTTAGTGATCAGCACGTCGAAGAACGGCTTAACCGACTTCTTCCAGGTATCCATGGTGATGGTATCCGTTATCTGGCAAATGGCACTGTGCACAGCAGTGGAGAGGATTCGCTCATACCCTCGACCGCCGCAGCGTTTGCAGTTACCCATGACAGGTACGCCCTGCCTTTCCGTTTCGACCTGGTTCACCACCCGGCCCCGGCCGTGGCAGTCATTACAGGCGGCACTGACGGTCCCTTTTCCATGGCACTTTTGGCAGAGCACCCGAACCTGCTCCCGGACCGACTTCACCTCCTCCCAGTATGATGGGTAGATCCCCTTCGTAACTTTAACCCACTTCGGCGGTTTACCGTCCGGATACGTTACTTTGTTGGTGAACACCTCTGCATCGATGAATCCAGACCCGTAGCAGCCGTCACATGTTTTTTTGCTGGAAGCGCTGCGAGAGTAATCCTCAAAGGCGTACTCTGCGAGGATCCGGATAACCTGGGGTTTTAAGGTTGGCGAGAGCTTTCGCAACGCGGCTACTTTATCGCATTTTGTGAGCGCGTATTCAGCCAGTAGTCCTATAGCCCGCTCCCGGTCATTATTGCTTATGCCCATCTTTCCGAGGAAAGCGCTATACCCCATCGCAGCACGTTCTTGCGTCATCCCCATTGCCGCCATGATGTCAGTGCCGGTCAATGAATCAGAGCCGGTAGCACGCGGAGAATCGCTAATCAGCGTGGATTTTGCGAAGTGGTATTTCACTGTGTTTTCAAGATTCACGCTGCGGCCCTCTTTGGCTGTTTGGTTTTGGTCTGGTTCTGGTTGTGCTTTGCTACTGGCGTCATGCTGGCGCGCTTAACGCTTTCTTCCTGGTATCTGACAATCTCTTCTCTGGTCATCCCGCGCACTCCTCAATGATGATTTGCCCCTTCTCTCCCCATATTTTGGTGATGCGGCAATCCCAGATGTGCGAATCATCATCATAGAGAGCATCCATCAGGGCTTTCAGCATGTTGTCGCAGTCAGGCTTTGACTGATGTGGTTGACCGGCGTACTGGTCCTTCTTTTTCTGGCTCCAGCTTTGCGGCATGGGCAAAACGAACGTAACGTGGGCACCGGACACCGGGAGGTGAATTTTTCGCAGACGGGCTTCATCGCAAAACGCCCGGTAACGCATAACTGCCGGGCGTTGTTTCCACTTATCTGCTCGTGTCATTCGGGGCTTGCCCATGGGGGTGATATCGTAGATTTTCATGATTTAACTAGCCCCTCTTTCCGCCAGATTTCCAGAGTGCGCATTACTCCCTCCGCGTGCATCAGGCGCAATTCATCATGGGTGTAATCGGTGGTTTTCTTTCTACCGTCGATCAGGTCGTGGCAGTTGCTGCAGGCGATCGCCGCCTGGGTGTCATCAGGTTTGCAGCCAATACCGCATGTTCCCGCCAGGCGGTAATGCGCCAGTACGCTGGTGTCCGGATTGCCGTTGCAATAGCCCGGGATCCTGACCGTGCATTCGCGGCCACGTGCCGATTTGCGCAGATTAGCCATCATCACCCCCACATCCGGTTGCGCCAGCGGGAATCCGGGCGAGGTGGTTTATTGTCCTCCACCAGCTGCGCGCTGACGGTCCAGGTGAGGAAGTCTTGATTGAGGCTGCGTTCAACACTGATACCACGTTGACGATATTTCGCCATCAGCTCATCGGCCTGCTGCGTTGTGCAGTCGCTATGGTGAAACCACGAATATTTCATCGGCATCACCCCGCGAAGCTCAGAAGCTGGTTTGCGGCGTTTTCGACTTCCATCTGGTTGCCAAAAGAACGGGATAGGATCCAGCGCCAGAGAACATCGAGCGATGCTTTGTATAATTCCTGGAACTCGCATTCATCCATGCTTGAGAAAGAAATGCTGCGGGGATGTTTTTTTAGCGTGCCGTCCGGCAACTGGATGGCGTCATAGTGGCCAGCTTCAACAATGACCCACGCCCGATAGGCGTCGAAGGATTTACAGATGCTGATGCTCCCGGCCCGTTTCTCGGCTATCCGGTCGAGGTATTGCTCCGCGGCATCGAGTAACGCTGATTCATTGCCACCATACGCTGCCAGGTATTTTGCATACCCGGTCACCAGTCGGCGTTCATTGGATGAGATCGCCCCGCCGGTAGGCTCCCAGTATTCAAATCCGAGGTTGAGTAAAGCGAAGAAGCGGCGGTGAAACGCTGGATTTCGGACCAGTCTATACTCGGCTTCCAGGACGGCACCGAGCTTGCATTTTGATTGCAGGAAATCGCTGGTCTCCTGCGTGGCAGGGATCAGTATGCCTTGAGACTGCTTTATCAGGTGTAATTGCTGCGCCATCGTTTTCTCCGGTGGCGCAGTAGGTTAACGGTTGTTCAGGCCGTTGATTACATAATATCAGAAGGTGGCAAAACTCGGTAGCCAAGTCGCTCTGCAAACTTCATAAATCCATTCAGCGTAAAAATCTCTTCATCTGGTAATAATGGGCGCATCGAGATTATGCCATTACCTCTGTAAATCAGATGCCTTCCTTCGGCCGGGAAGCTGCATATAATGGCACCGTCTGATCTCCTAACAACATCATACCAGGAATGATCATCAGGAACCTCAATCCCATCCCCCACATTATCCCCCTGAGCGACATACGCCCCCAAAACGTCCGTTGCTTCATTCATTTCTTTCTTATTCATCAGTCCGCACCTTGTGAATATTTCATAATTCGTAGTTTTTTCTTTTCCTGTACAGGGATGGCTAAAAATGAACTCGCGACGTTCTGGAATACAATGACATATTTAGATCGTCCATCAAGACCCTATTTTCACGGACAAAAGAGAGTGATAATAAAAACACAAACAACACTAAATTCAATGAGTTATTGAAAAACACTGTGTATAGAAAAGTCATTCACATTTTTTCTCTGGCGCAACCCCCTATTTCACTCAGATAGAAGAACCCAGCCAATTTCAGAATTTAATTAATTGCATGTAAAATGGAGCAGCAGAAATCACTGCCGCGACAAAGAATGCACATTTTGTGTAGTGCGCAAGCCCCTATTTAAATTGAGCAGTATTAGAAATCTTTAACAAATGAAAAAAATGCCTAAGCGGATTATTGATGAGTCAGTGTTGAGTCACTGGCGAGGGCAATGGCAGAAACTTTGGTTCTACCTTGTTGTGAGTGTCTTTAAGGGAGGCAGCTATGATGAGTGGCAAAAAAACCGCCGTAGCGGGTTGAGTTATTAGAGTTCTATTAAGCGGTTCAGCTGCATCCACTCAGTAAGTCATCCTAACAAGCTCTTCCTGCACACTGCAGTCACTCGCCATAAAGCCGCAACCCCCCTTCTTAGGGCTTGACTAGGCTGAACTTTATCGAATCCCGATATACACCTGGGTGGCCCGGCTTAAATTTACATTTTTTAATGGCAATCTGAGTTTCCCTGAAAAAAACCTCATCGCCCGTTATGTCTACTGAGTAAACATCGCCTTTGTCATTAACCCACGCCGCATAATCGACACTCCCCTCAATCCTCAATGCCTGAGCCTTGACTGGCATCACTGGCGCAGGACAGTTTATGCGAACAGGTACTATTTCTTTTTTTTCAACAGCAAGCGCCACGTTTGATATAAGGACAGCACAAACCAGAAGTAATGTTTTTCTCATAAACGATACCAATTGTTGTTTTCCTTGCGTCCAGAGTTCACTAATGCGCATTTTGCATGTAAATCCGGAGGGTGCGGCTCCACTTCGACATAAGAAAAATCCCCTCTGGTGTGGAGGGGATTATATATCATTATTTCCCAGCTTTTTTGACCCTGATGACCGATGGCACGCCTACGCCACCAATAACTGGCCCGCCTACGGTCATTACCATGTAGTCATCTTTCACGCCATCGAGTGTTAATGACAACAAATCTTCGGGTCTAACGTCATCGCCAAGTTCAAAATCTTCTTTTCGTCCAGTCTCATTAAACGTCACGGTGTATAGCACTTTTACGCCCCTTAAGCAGGCAAGGAAAAGAGAAACCACATTATCATGCTCACATTCCCAGCTAAACAACTCATTACCTCCTGCGCGGCTTTGCGTTCTGCGGAGGATTTAGCCACTATGCAGCCTCCCGCGCCTGACACATTTCCGGTAAATTAGCCCTCACCAGAGCCTCAGCAAACGGCGGTGGAACGGCATTCCCACAACGTGCTACCTGCTTATCCTTGGCATATTTCACGCCGCGGTTTGAGCATTAGTCGGTAGGTATCGCCATTGGCAAGGAACAGCTTCAGGTGCTGATTTATAGCTGTGAAATTGCCGTTATGCAGCTGTATGCCTTTTTTGGGGGGGAGTTCACGCTTCACCTCCAAAGAGGCAAAACGCAGAATGCAGAAAACCCTCAGCATCGCAGGACACTGACGGCAAAGAAGCGTGTTCAGATTGTTCGCGCATTTAAGTCTCCTCAAATGCGCACAGGTCACCAGAGTTGTTCAGGCTCCAGCCTAGCAATTATGAGCAATTGTTGGATGCAAATCAAAATGCGCCCGAAAAAACTTGCATTGATATCTTTTTGATATCATCATTGGCAGTGAGTTAATCAGGAGTCAAACGTATGCACCCTATCAATAATCTGTACAAACCATCTTGCGATAGGCTGAAAGTTAGCATTACTCGCAGCGTCATGGAGGAACTCCAAAAAAGCTTTGAACGGATGTCTGATTTATATTCTAAATTCTTTGATTTTATTGATAATTTTAAAAGCACGCGGGTGGTGCAGAAACTTTCCGTCAAAAATGAGAAATTCAGCATCAGTATTCCCTTGATAGCACTGATACGCTTAATAACTCGCCTGATCGTATTCAAGATTGCGATCATGTATAAGGTTATGAAACATAAGACAATGGAATATAAAGTCATTTCTAAAATGACCAAAAATCAGCATTGCGACCTTTTAGCTCTAAACAAAATTTTAACATCCGAAATCTTCAAGGAGAATTTATGTCAAGCATAAAAAAGCCTGATAGCTTCCTCCTTAGATTCAAAGAAGAAGATGGTATCAATGGTATCAGTTCTGAGTCCTTTGAAAAATTAATGAAAGCTACCGGCATGAGCAAAACAGACCTCATGCATTTTGCTCTTGTGAGCCTGATGGATAAATACGTTCCAGCTTATGAGCAAGATGAAGGGCCCTTAACTGAGGCTCAATTCCGGATGTTAAAAGAAAGGTCAAAAACCGACCAAGTACCGGATGAGAGTTTCGAAATGCTTTTGTAGGTATAAAAGTGCATTCGAAGATAAAACTGCCAAATCCGGGTGATATCGTCTGGTTTCTTCATCCCGATGATTCAAAAATGAGACCAGGCGTCGTATTGGGTGTATCAAAACGCAAACATGAAGTCATTGTTGCGTTCGGTACAAGCCAAAAGACGCATAAGCTGTATCCATCTGAATTTCTTATTGCGAAGACTGATGGCGATGAGGCTTTTGGCTTGTCCGGGCTAAGCTACGATACTAAATTCGACTTAGCCAGAACATGTATATTGCCTTTCACAACTGAGTTTTTTGCCAAGGCACCGAGAAAAAATAATGTTCCTCCCCCTAAAATGGGCAGTGTTCATATTATGTATAACAACGCAATGCGTAGAGCGAAAGAAAATAGCAAGTGAAACCTAACGGGCTGTAGCGTAATGCTGCAGCCGTTACACTCCATGAAACAATACCTTAGATTATCACAATCGCCACTAACAGCATTTTTCCATCTCAACAATCCGATAATAAGCGTACTCGAGTAATGCGTCGCTCACTGAGCACCTCCCTTCACGAAAATAACCCAATGGGTTTTGTCAGCTTTCCCGGTTCGTTGCCAGATGGCCGGCTTCGCATCGGTCAGTGCCAGAATCTGGCTAACCGGTATCTGGGTTTCGTTCCATTTGAAGATGAGAACGCCGTGTGGCCGCAGCACACGGAACGCCTCTTTGAACCCGGCTCGCAGGTCATCGCGCCAGGTGTCTTTGTTCAGGCGCCCATATTTCTTACCCATCCAGGCATTTTCGCCAACGCGCTCAAGATGCGGCGGGTCGAAAACCACAACCGGGAATGAGTCATCAGCGAACGGCAGTTGGCGGAAATCGGCGAAAATGTCCGGGCTGATAACCAGGCTGCGCCCGTCGCACAGAGTGTGCTGCTCGGCGCGAATGTCGGCGAACACTGCTCGTGGGTCCTGTTTGTCGAACCAGAACATGCGGGAGCCACAGCACATGTCGAGAATGGTTTGTTCGGTCATTTGGCCCCCTCGCGCAGCTGCTTGGCGAATGCGTTGGCAATTTCAACGTAGTCCTGATGTCTTCCACGTGACTCAAGCTTTGCCGCAAACTCTTCCACCCCATCAGCCTTAATCCCGGCCAGATAAGCGGAGGTGGCGGGGGTTTCCATAGCAGCTTTCAGAACATCGACGTACCAATCGCAGTACCGGTAATCCAGCATTCCATCGGCCTGCTCAATCCACATATCGGGTGCGGTCGCAAATTCAGCGGCTGCCAGCAGCCCCACATTCTCAGCAGCCAGCAGCCGTAAATGGTCCTGCAGGTCTACGCCAGCCGGGCTGCCTGATACTTCGCGGCACTTCTCGATAGTCGCCAGTGCTGCGGTTGGCTCGCTGTCTGGTGAACGACTTGAGCGCTGCATGTCTTTAACGCGATACTGGCGAACTTTAGTCTCGTCAATTCCGCAGCAGATACACAGGCATACAACCTCCATACCACAGTGCAACGTCTCTGTTGCCGGACTCTGCACCGGAACATCGACCCATGAGTTAGAGCGCCGAATGCCGATAACCTTGTGTACGAACATCTCGCTAGGTACACCATGACGCTTCTGCTCAATGATGGCGTAATCGCCAAATTTGAATTCTGTTTCGTTAGCCATGCATAGCCTCCTGCACATCCAAAACACGCTGAAATACAGGGCTGCCAAGCAGGCTGTAATTCATCCCGGTAGCGGCCTTAGGCACCAGGCCAAACCGTTTCATGTCAAAATCGATAACGGCGCGCTGATCGCGGAATAAGCCCAGCCGCCCGTGGCGAACTACTTCGCCGGTAGCTTCCGCATCGAGGAAGTATTTCTGGACAGTGCTACGGCACAAGCCCAGTTTTTTCATTGCGTCGTTGGCTGTCAGGCGCCCCTGATGTTTGGTGATCCGAATAACCGCACGGACGTACTCCCGGCGCTCTGCAACTGACAAAGCTCTAGCCATGGTTGCGCCCTCTTCCCAAACCAAATTTCGCGCGGATTTCCGCAATTTTATTAAGCCCCTGCTCATTGGTTAGCGGTTTCCCACCGAGTAAGGGGATCCGCTTCACTGGTTCCGGAATAACCTCACCTGCGTTCAGGCGGCGTACCATGCGGGAGAGTTCATCCGAAGCTTTCCGACGCAACTCAGCATCACTGAGCGAATTTGCTCGCATGTCGGTATACAACCCAGTGACCATCCAGTAATGCGCGTTGTTTTCCCACGGGTAAGATTCTGCGTCGGGATACTGGCCTCGAGTTCGGCAATAGCGATAAACCATTTCCACCAGTTGGCCGACATCGGGTAGCCCTGCCGCGATGGCTTGCTCAGAACGGCACCATGCGACGAACTGTCCAGGCGACGGCATGAAGGGTTTTTCCTGTTTGCGGGCTACACGCATCCCGGCGTTGATTTGCTCGACCGTGGTGATCCCGTTTTCTTTGAACGCAAGGAGCCACTGCCGACGCATTTCGTTGAAGTCTTCCGGGGATTTACTGGCCAGTGCAGGAAACACCGCGAGCAACTGCCGAAACAGCTCGTTGAATACCTCAGCCGTTTTTGTCGCCTGATGTGCAAAGCTCTGCGCATCCTGCTGTTCTGGCATTCCGGCGGCGATACGTTGGAAGTTCTTCCGATCGAAGTTATGCATGCTTTCAGCGATAGATTTCATTCGAGTACCCCATCGATCCAGTCGGTATTGTCCAGCGCACTGGCGCCGGATTTGGCTTTTGATGGACCTGGTCTACGAAGACGTTTGGTCGCGAGCTGATCCCACTTCTTGCGAAGGCTTGATGGGCTGAGGATATTTTCCTTCCAGAATTCGTCTTCGTTGGCCCATTTGAACAACTCGCAGATTTCGTAGTGACTGCGATTGTCCTGCAGGCGCATCAGGCGGATGGTGTTTGCCCACTCAACCCAGTTAGGTTCTGACAGGGAGGCGTTGACAGTGGTGACCTTGTCGAAAATCCAGCGAGCGGCCTTCAGGTCGTCAGCAGTTCCCCATGACTTTCCAGCGGGGGTGTAAATTCCGCCCGCAGCTTCAGGATGGCGAGAGAGAAATTTTTGAGTTTTCTCGTTTCGGGATTCTTCAGAATTCCGAGACGAAGATCTTTTAATATTGTTTTTGTTATAGTCTTGGGTGTCTACCGTTTCCGGGAAGGTTTTTTCCGATTCCGGGAAGGAAATTCCCGTTTTCGGGAAGAGTTTTCCCGTTTTCGGTTTGTCTAAAATCCAGGCAGATAGCTCAGTATTTATCCCGACAGTTTTCATCACTCCATGCTTATGACTGAAGATTATTTCCCGCGCAGCGAGGAGCTTAATTGCATCAGAAACGTGCGAGTCACTCAGTCCTGTTAACTCAGAAATTACCGTGTTTGTTACACGGTCACTTTTCTTGTTCCAGCCGTAGGTAAGCCAGATCACCGCCTCAAGGCACTGCCACTCTCGGCCGGACATGCGAAGCCGCGGCTTGAGTTTTTGTATCTCATTGGCGATTCTGGTGTAGCCATTGGACAGGTCGGCCATGCGACCTCCCGTTAGTTCGGTATTGATTGGAAAATTGATAACTTCAGCGGTATTTGACATACTTAATCCCGTGAATTGCCCAAATTGATTCACTCGAAGACCGGCTGTGTTCGAGCACAACGGTCTTCACCCTTTCAGAACAACCCTGCCTGATTACTTCCCTTTCGCACCGCGCGCTTAGCTTCGCGCCGTTCAGCTGTGCTGGTTTGTTTCTCTGCCCATAACTTTGCGTATCGCATAACATCGTCAAACATCCCCCCTTTACGACTTGCCTGTGACATACGCTTGTACATATCGACCGCCCGGTATGCCCCCCCCTGAGCCACTGCCTGCGTGAATCCCTGCCGAAGCAGCTCTTCGCGGACGTTCTTCTCAATGAATTCGATATGGTTCATGGCTCCCCTCTTACATCGCGCCGAGCATCGAGGTCACAATGGCCATCAGTGGCGCCGTCAACTCCGGATCTACCCGGAACATCTCGACAATTCCCTCACTGAGTTCTTTCAGTTTTTGATGGCGTGGAGCTCCCATAGCAACAGCCACCTTTGCTTCGCTAGTCTCTTTCTCCAGACGAGCCAGACGAGACATAAAATTGTCTTCGGGTAGAAGGCGGTGACGGTATTCCAGAGGAAGAACGGCCAGAATGGCTGGTGTCAGTTGGCGCACATGCTCACGGTATTTCTCCGATTCGGCCGGGTTATCCAGATAGCGAAAGAGCTTCTGCCGCGCCCGGCTGAGGTCTTCAGGAAAATCGATGCCCTCGCCGCCCTTCTGGCGCCATTCTTCGATGATGTATGCGGAGACAACATCCTGCCCGGCAACCGACGCCCAGGCACGAACGGCAGAACGAATGTTGTCATGCTCAGCCACTCTCGGCTGATTTCGCTTTATCAGAGCGCCGGCGTTGAATCCGGTACTTTGTTGAAAAGAAAGAGTGTGCATGCTTAGCCTCCCAACTCTTGCGAAGACAAACCATCATTGGGGTTCGGATAGAGATCCGGGCGAAGTTCGTGCGGGGTGACGCCTGTTGCGTGAAAAATCGGGAAAACCCGCCCTTGCGGCACAACACCGGCATGACGATGTTTCCAATGACTAACTGTCATTGACGAAACATCTAATTTTTCTGCCAGCTTTGTTGCGTCTCCGGCGATATGTATGGCTTTTTCAAGTGCGTTCATAAACCACTCCATTAAGGTTGTCTTATGAATTAAACATTATGTTTATTTTAATGTCAACTTTATGAATGTTGTGGGCGTAAACATTTAGTTTAAAATCGTGATATATGAGAAAAAATACGCACCAAGCAGATAACCCGCAGGTACAGCGGCTTAACGAAATCATCGAGCAAAAGCGCATATCTAAAGCGGATATAGCGAGGATTTGCGGTGTGAGCTCCCAATCGGTTAACAACTGGTTTGTCAGAGGAGCGATCGGGAAGAGTTCTGCAATAAAACTGGCTGACGCACTAGGCGTAAGTCTTGAGTGGGTGTTAGGCCAGGATGTGGATTCCAAAGATGGCTTGAGACCAGACGAGCGGAGACTCCTAGAGCTCTATAACCAGCTGCCTAACGAAGAAGAGCAGCAGAACATGTTACGGATCGTATCTCTGCGGCTGAAGGAGCTCGACGAACTGTACGCGAAGTACATGGGGCGGCGGATTAAGGGTGATGTTGAGTAACTGGACTATTCGGCACTGTAAAGCGCCCTCTTACTTATGATGAAGTCTCAACATTTAATGATATGAAATATAAAATTTTTTTCTATTGAGTCAGTGTTTTCTTTCGTGTGTTAGTTGAAGGAACTATGTATGGAAGAGCGTGGGAATTATTTAATCGAGCCAATTCAAGAGATAGGTTCAGGCGGATTTGGCCTGGTAGAAAAAATAAGGCTGTACAACTCACAAAAGCATGAATGTGGATTGTATGCGCGAAAAATTCTACGCCCGGACGCCTCGGACCCCGAGCTCTTCGCAAGATTCGAGCGAGAAGTAAGATATCAGACTGAATGCCTACACACCAATATTGTGCAAATATTTATATGTCATCTTCATAATGATCGTCCCTGGTTCGTTATGGAGCTTGCTGAGTCTAACCTTGAAGAGGAACTTAAAAATAGAACCATTTCTAATGATGAAAAAATATCAATAGTCAAAATGGTATTGAATGCAGTTGGGTTGATTCATAAGAAGGGTTATCTTCACCGTGACATTAAACCATTAAATGTTCTAAAGTTTCGTGATGGAACGTACAAACTTTCAGACTTTGGCTTGGCAAAAAATGTAGCACCAGACGCCAACACCCAACTCTTAACCCAAATCGGTCAGTATCCCGCAACCCCAAAATATTTTGATTACAATGTATTCCTAAATGGTTATTCTAACCAGTCAGATATTTATTCTATAGGCGTACTGATAGAAGACTTAAGCATAGATGGATTTGATGATATAGTAACCAAATGTACACATCGACAGCTTAATAAAAGATTTCTAACTGTAGAGCAGATCATTGAAGAATTGGAGATGAAGCGCTCATGATTAGCATCCTATCATCATCAATTTTTTCCTTGCCAAAAAACAAAGACAGGGAAAATCAAGATAGCGTCCTTCACCCTACCCAAACATCAGGGGGTTATCTGATGGCGATAGCTGATGGGGTTGGTGGATACAAAGGCGGTAAAGAAGCATCGGAGACTGTAATAAAGCATCTCCACTCATTAGATATAATCAATAACGATGATGTTTTTTCGGTTTTTAATCCTCTAAAAAATGCAGTTGCTTCGTTATCTAAAGTAGATGAGACTCTATCATCTGCGGCAACTACCTTGACATTATGTTTCCTCCATGAGAATGGTTTAACTATTGGTCACATTGGAGATTGCCGTGTCTATTTAAAAGATGGAACAAAACTACGTCAAGTAACAACCGATCACACTCAGCATCAAATGTTAATTGATAGCGGTATATATACAGCTAAAGAGCTTAAAAACGCCAAAGGAAAAAACGTCATAACAACTGCGATATCGGCAAAAATTCCGCTTAACCAGCAAATTCTAAACATTCATAAAAATGAACTTCCCTTAGAAGATGGGATATTGTCGATGTTTATTATGTCCGATGGCGCTCATAATTTTTGGGAACAGCGCCCCCGCTTTTCTATTAACACGCTATCTGCATCGTCAAGGTTTGCTGCAAGTCTTATCAAAAGAATAGAGACTAAAGGCCCCGCAGATGACTACTCGTTAATCGCTGTGAACATAAAATTTTCATAACCTGACCCGGCCACCGAGCCGGGTTTTTATTGCCCTACTCTTCCAGCATCTTCACAGCCAGTTCCATTACCTGAATCTGATCCAAGTCCCACTTATCAATCCCCTTTGCAATCTCCGTTCTTATCACGTCAGCTATGGCTACCCGTCTGGTTTCGTGACCTTCGGCGATCATGGCAAACACGACATCCCCAACGATACGGCACATCTCCTGATAGCGCAGTTGTGCGGCTTCTTCGTAGTCCATACTAGCCCCCCCATTTGATGTTTTTTTGAGCACACCACATGTATGAAAAACACACTGCCGACGTCCGCACACACCGCATGAGTAAACTTTTTGTTTATCTAAAACAACTCATTTAGTTGACACAATAATAAACATTGTGTTTAATTAATCCATCGCAACAAACCACCCAGGCAGGACGCCCACGAAGTAGCGGCCCGGCGCAAACGAAGACCGGGATGAGGTGGATTTATCAACGCGCAGTAGGTTCAAACGTTCCGCTGGCCACGTAATGGCTGAGGTTGAAATGAGTAAGAAAGGCATCAGAGCCATGATCATTTCGGCATTTATCGGGCTCTTAATCTGGACGGTGCTAGCCATCGAACTATGGGGTTATTTCAATGATTGATTTCGCACGTAAGCCCGCTTGTCAGCAGGCCGTCAGACTGGGCCCAGTGACCGCGTTCATCCGCCGGATGTGCTATCTGCTCGCACAGAAAGGCGACCCATCATGAGTTCGCTGTTTGCCCTGGTGCTTTCCATCAGCATGACAGTAGGAGGCACGCAGGAAGTTTTACTTGGTGTGTATGAGAGCGAGAAGGCCTGTCAGAGCGCAGCAGATGAGCAGGACGTAAAAGGTGAGTGTTATCCACTTAAAGGACTACTGGAAGAGCACCCTGCCGGATTCACGGCACAGATGTAGGAGGACTAATGCAGAAGAAATGTGCGTACTGCCGCAAACCGATTGAGGAAGGCCAGGAAGTAAAAATGACCATCCTGATTATTCAAGGCACGCAGTTGGCACCACGAGAAAGAACGTATTGCTCGAAACGTTGTGGCGAATACGACGCCATGGCCAACGAGGCATAACGTAAAACCCGCCGAAGCGGGCTGTACGTCCGGTGACACCGACCAAAGTTCCACCGGAAATTACCCAAAACCAAAGAACACCCAATGGGCGCTATCAATGGCCCGTGGATTCTAACATCCAAAATCGAGGCTACGACATGCAATTTTTTAATCTGATAAAGGCCACTCAAAAATCAGGCAAGCCTGACGGCGTTATCTGGCGCACCGCAAAATCTGAATCCCGCGCTAACCTGCAGCTCGACGTCGATCTGGAAGATGCTGGTATCGAAACTGGCCGCGGTCATGACTATATGAAGCCAATCCGCACCGATTTCCCTGTGTTTAACGACCTGCCAGCTGAGGGCGTGCTTGATTTCGAATGGTGCACGCGTTACGAACTCGCCGACGACGGTCGCACCTGGCAACTGAAGGCAGGAGCCGTTCCGGCCGACGGATTTCACCAGGAAGAAACGACGTCTGACGATGAAGCTGTCATCGTCGATGGTGTCGATACCACGACCGGTGAAGTTGTTGGCATTCAGCCCGGCGATGGCAATGCCGATATCACTGAAGACGACGACAACAACACCCACTATCCGGTGGCGCAGCTCCGCCGTCCGCAGCGCGTTATCTCGCAATTCATCAGTGATGCCATGACTCACCATGTCACCCGGATACAGCGGATCCAGATTGGCGCGCTGGAAATGGATACAGATAACCACTACATCCAGAACCTGTTACTGGCGACACGAAGCATCCCTGAGATCGATGAACTTACGACAGCCAACCTCTGGAAATTAACTGACGCCGTCAAAAAGGTATTTCCTGAAGACAAGCGGACTGAGCTTGGTTTGCTGCTTAATTTCCTGAAAGCCTGGATGGACACCCCGCATATTGATCGCGGCCTGCTGGTAAAAGAATGGGTTTCTGGCAACCGCATTACCGCGGTGCAGCGTACAGATGTCGGTACCAACGCCGGCGGCGGCATTGCTACGGATCGCAACCCGGATTATGAGCATACCCTGGATACTCTGGATCAGGAGATTGCACTGGCCACGCTGCCAATGGATTTCGACATCTACGATTTCCCGGTTTCAGTTCATCGTCGCGCAAAAGACATTATCAAAGCCAAAGAAAGCCCGTGGAAGGAGTGGTCGGCAGCGCTGCGCTGCACCTCAGGTATTCTGGATTATTCCCGCGCATCTATTTTTGCGCTGATCCGCGGCGCGCATGCTGACGTCCATCATTTCCCGACCAGCCTCCGGACGTACATCAACGCGAATCTGACGGAATCTCAACACGACAAACCGAAAGCTGAAACCGTAAATGCTGCGTATCACTCACCAGAAAGTATCGCCGCTGATAATGTTGGTCGCCAGCTCGCTGCTGATCGTGGTGAATTTGTCGAGGGCATTAGCGACCCAGCGGATCCTAAGTGGGTCACTGAAGACCTGGCGAAAAAAGAGCAACCGCAAGTCGCCAACCTTGGCGCCGGCGTGTTCTCTATTGAAGGCCTTATGGCCTCTCCTGCCACAACGAGCACTAATGAAGAGGCCACCAGCAATGTGCAGATGGAAACGACTGTCCAGGTCGAAAGCAAAAATGATAACGCGATATCAGCAGGCAAAAGCTCTGATGCAACTGCTCCGCAAACAGATGCCGTAGACGCACGAAAAATCATGGCTGAGCGCTGCCCTGAACTGGCCGCAGCCGTTTTGAAAGACCGGGAACTCGCGAGCACTGCCGGAGAATCTGTCGAAGAAGTTAACGCAGAAACCGAACAGGTATCCGCAGCGCCAGCATGGCCGGAATATTTCGAGCCTGGACGTTATGAAGGCGTGCCAAATGAGGTTTATCACGCGGCGAACGGCACCAGCTCCACGATGGTTAAAGATGCCCGTGTATCGCTGATGTACTTCGAAGCACGCCACGTTTCCAGAACTATTCAGAAGGTGCGATCCCCGGTACTGGATATGGGCAACCTGGTGCACGCGCTGGCTCTGCAGCCGGACGACCTGGACAAAGAATTTAGCATTGAGCCGGAAATCCCGGAAGGTGCGTTTACCACCACTGCGACCATCAGATCCTTTATCGATGAGTACAACGCCACCCTGCCGCCACTGTTGAGCAGTGACGATATCAAAGCATTGCTGGAGGCGCACAACGCCACCCTGCCTGCGTCTGTATCGCTGGGCGGCGACAAAGATGCAATTGGCATTGCGTACCTGGAATTACCCGACGAGTTCAAGCGAATTGTCGGGGACGATAAGAACTTTACCGCAGCGGCAATGAAGGCCTGCATCAAAGAATACAACGCCACCCTGCCTGCGCCAGTTAAAACCAGCGGCAGCCGCGATGCTCTGTTGGAACAACTGGCAATTATTAACCCTGACCTCGTCGCGCAGGAAGCCCAGAAACCACAACCACTGAAAGTCTCGGGTACCAAAGCAGATCTGATGCAGTCCGTTAAGTCGGTAAATCCGGACGCAGTATTCGCCGACGAACTCCTGGATGCCTGGCGCGATAACCCCGAAGCAAAAGTGCTGGTTACCCGTCAGCAATTGGCTACGGCGTTAGCCATTCAGAAAGCCCTCCTTAATCACCCGACCGCCGGCAAGTTGCTGACGCACCCGAGCCGAGCCGTCGAGGTGAGCTATTTCGGTATTGATGAGGAAACCGGGCTGGAAATTCGTGTGCGCCCTGACCTTGAGATCGACATGGGCGGCCCGCGTATCGGTGCCGACCTGAAAACCATAAGCATGTGGAACATCAAGCAGGAAGGCCTGCGCGCGAAATTGCACAGGGAAATCATTGAGCGTGATTACCACCTGAGCGCGGCTATGTACTGCGAAACCGCAGCGCTTGACCAGTTCTTCTGGATTTTCGTCAACAAAGACGAGAACTACCACTGGATCGCCATCATCGAGGCATCGGCCGAATTGCTGGAGCTGGGGATGCTCGAATACCGCAAAGCGATGCGCGCCATCGCGAACGGTTTCGACACTGGAGAATGGCCGGCGCCGATCACGGAAGACTACGCCGAAGAACTCAACGATTTTGATGTGCGCCGTCTCGAAGCGCTGCGCGTACAGGCATAAGGGGGAAAAACTATGTCCAATTTAGTGGCCACAACTGACAACCAGACTCAGAGAATCGACAACGTTTCTATCCTGACGAACGCCGACTTATTCAACCGTCTGCTCAAAATTTCCGAGGTAATGGCTAACAGTGGAAACTTCGTTCCCGAACATTACCGCGGGAAACCTGACGCGTGTATGGCCGTAGTTATGCAGGCGGCACGCTGGAACATGGATCCGTTCGCAGTTGCGCAGAAAACATTCATCGTGGGTAATTCCGGTGTGCTTGGTTATGAAGCTCAGTTGGTTAATGCGGTGATCAATACCATGGCCCCCACAAAAGACCGTATTCACTTTGAATGGTTTGGCTCGTGGGAAAACATCGTTGGCCGCTTCGTTAAAAAAACGAGCAGCAAGGGCAATGATTATATTGTTCCTGGTTGGGATTTGGGAGATGAAGCTGGTGTGGGCGTACGCGCCTGGGCAACACTCAAAGGAGAATCAGAACCTCGCGAACTGGTGCTGATGCTTTCGCAGGCGCAAGTCCGCAATTCAACACTGTGGGCAAGTGACCCTCGCCAACAACTGGCCTATCTTGCCGTCAAGCGCTGGGCGCGGCTGTACTGCCCAGATGTGATCCTCGGCGTCTATACCGCTGACGAGATTGACGAGCGCGAAGAAAAGGTTATTAACCCGGCTCAGACAGAAAAAATCACACTGAATGAGATAACAAGTTCCGTAGACACCCCCACCAGCGTGCCAGAGCCTGCATCAAACGTTGACTCTGTTGCAGACGAACTACGCGACCGGATTGATACAGCAGACTCCGTTGATCAGGCTAAAGCCATCCGCGCTGATATCGAGTCACAGAAAGCTTTGCTGGGCACTGCTCTCTTTACTGAATTGAAAAATAAGGCAGTGAAGCGCTACTACCTGGTTGATGCTCGCAACAAGATTGAAGCCGCGATCAATTCACTTCCAAACCCTGGTGACCCGGAAGCTTCTGAGCTGTTCGCCAAAGCTGAAGGCACCCTCAATGCAGCCAAGCGTCATCTGGGCGATGAACTGTACGACCAGTTCCGCATCACCCTGGACGACATGAAACCGGAATACGTGAGCTAAGGGAGGCGGGAGGGTCCGCCCTCCCGGTAAAGAGATGAGCAAACAACGTAAATGGCGCTTTGTCGCAGAAGGTGCCGAGAAAATTCAAGGCGGTACTTACAGTGGGTCACGAACTGGTGAATTCCGGATCTGGTATGTCACTGGCGGCGATGGGGTGAAGTTTCGCCGCTGCCCGTATACGGATGGTGGCTGGAAGGTTCAGAAGAACCGCACAACGTATGACGATAAGCCTGTGGAGTATGCCGTCAAAAATCCTGAAGACATTTCAGCCTTGGATGCCTTTGTCGGAGAAAAACCATATGCAGGATATGGGAGAGTATCAGCATGAAAGTTAAATGCATCAAAGATACCGAGGGTTGGTGGACCGAAGGCGAATATTACGAAGCGGTAGCTGCTCCCGGCGGTTTTGTTCTGGTTGGGGATGACGATGAGCCAGACGGTCAAGGTTGGAGCGCTGCACCGATGGAATATCGTGACGATGGTTCGATCGTTTATGCACTGGGCGGTATCGAAGGTGAAGTTCTGTTTGAGGAGAGTGCAGCATGAGCCTTAAACACCAGCAACAACCAACACACAATAGCTGCATGTCTGCTTGCGTAGCAATGATATCAAGCCAGCCGGTATCTGAAGTCGTCGCTCAATGGCATGAGAAGTTTCACAGCAAAGAAGCGTGGCTTGATGATGCTATGGACCATTACCGCATTCCTTATTTCTATGGGCATCCGAAGAAGGCCGAATTGCTACCGGGCTTTATTTATTTCCTCACAGTTCCGTCACTGAATATCGTCGGCGGCCAGCATCAGATTCTTGCTGCGGTAAAAGAAGGTCCCGTGGTCGAAATTTTCGACCCGGCTAAAGGTCGCGATGGTGCCAGAAATTACGTCTACGGGGAATGCCAGAATCCCGAAGAACGTGAACTCATCTCATGGTCGGTAGACCTGGCAATACCTGTTGTTGAGTGGGGTGGTCAATGAGCCTAAAGCACCGTTTACCGGAACTCGAAGCCAGCATTGATCCTGCCGCTTTGCGCGCAGCAGCTGATGAGTATTCCGATCTGCTGCTGACTCTCTGCCTGTGCATGAAGATGGCCGGTCCCACCCGGGCGAATGTACGCGCCTGCGCCACTGAACTGAAAAAGCGTCTGACCACCTGGCATAGCCAGAAAGAACTCAACGCCATTCTGTCCAGTTGGGATCCGGTTGGTTACGTGCTTGGACTCCGCCGGGAAGCGAACGATAACGCTCGCGCTGCCGGCGACCCCGTTGACGTCTTTGTGTGAGGTGGCCATGCGACTAATAAACCGAAGCAAACAATCTCCGCTCGGGCGCCAGGCATGCGATGCAGCACTGGCCAAGCATGTTGAACTCTACGGCGCCTACGGGCGCCAGAAGACGAAACGGACTTATACGGTCATCGTTGAGGGTTCAAAAATCACCGTGGAAGTCGTTAATCGGAAATGTAGCTACGTGGCCACCGCAATGAACTGTGCCCGTAGACTTCGAAACCTGCCTCGCCAGGCACTCATTTGAACAGTTAATTATGCTGCGCGCTCAGCGCGCAGCATGAGTAAGGAGTGGGGTTATGAATCAGACATCGCAAACCACCTATATCATCGCAGATCCTGGCGAATGGGTTTCCGAAGAACAGATAATGGCACTTAAAGGACTGAAGGAAGGCACGTTAAAGAACGCCAGGAAGAAGAGTTTTCTGGAGGGGCGCGAATACAAACATGTTGCCGCTGACGGTGAGCCTTTTGATAACAGCCCCTGCTTCTACAACATAAAGGCTATTGACCGTTGGATCGCCGGCCAGCGTCCGGCAAAGCCAAGTCGTAAGACTCCTGCTAAAGCAGACGAAAACTGATTAAATACTCTGACCATCAACCAACGAGGAATCGTTATGAAATACCCAACTGGAGTAGAGAACCATGGCGGCACGCTACGGATCTGGTTTATCTACAAGGGTGTCAGAGTGCGTGAAAGCCTGGGGGTGCCTGACACCCCCAAAAACAGAAAAACCGCCGGCGAACTGAGAACTTCGATCTGCTACGCGATTAAAACCGGCAATTTTAATTACGCTTCCCAGTTCCCGGACTCATCAAATCTCGCCAAATTCGGCGAGGCCACCCAAAACCTCACTTTGAAGGAACTGGCTGAGCGCTTCCTTGCGCTGAAAGAAACAGAGGTTGCCGATACGTCCATCAATACCTATCGGGCAATCATCAAAAACGTCCTGGCTGTCGCCGGAAGCAATATCCTGGCATCAGCGGTCAACAAAGAGAAGCTGCTGGAGATCCGCAAAGAACTCCTTACCGGACATCATCTGCCAAGGCCACAGTATGAGGTCAAGGATCCGGGCCGTTCCGCGGTAACGGTCAACAACTACATGACGAACCTGTACGCTATTTTCCAGTTTGGGCTGGAAAACGGCTATCTAGAAGAAAACCCCTTTAAAGGTGTATCGCCGCTTCGTGAGGAACGAGTAAAGCCGGACCCGTTATCGAGAGATGAGTTTATTCGACTGATCGATGCGTGCCGCCACCTACAGACGAAAAATATGATGTCCGTAGCTGTTTATACCGGCATCCGGCCCGGGGAGCTGTGCGCCCTTTCCTGGGAAGATATCGACCTGAAAGCAGGTACGCTAATGGTGAGGAGGAATTTTGCCAGAGGCGAATTTACCGTACCGAAAACCCAGGCGGGTACAAACCGGGTCATTCACCTAATCGAACCGGCGATCCAGGCATTAAGAAGTCAGGCGGAGTTAACAAGGCTGGGGAAGGAGCATTCGGTTAAGGTGAAACTGCGTGAGTATGGCCGTACTGACACGCAAAAATGCACCTTTGTTTTTCTGCCAAGCGTCACCGCCAGGACATTACGCCATGGTGATCACTTCACGGTCGACTCGATAAGACAGACCTGGGATACCGCAGTTAAAAGAGCTGGCATCCGACACCGGAAATCATATCAGACGCGACACACATATGCATGCTGGTCACTGACGGCGGGGGCTAACCCTTCTTTTATCGCATCGCAAATGGGTCACGCTGATGCTCAGATGCTTTTTCAGGTTTACGGAAAATGGATGAGTGAAAATAACGACGTCCAGATCGCAATACTTAACTCGAAATTGGGCGCATTTGCCCCACTGATGCCCCATGAAATTTTAAAGACTGGATAAAG